GATGTAAACCTTAGTCGTGCTTTTAAAGATATAAAAGTAGACTTTGCAAGGAATCCTTTTACTCAAGATGTATCTCAAGTATCTAATGACAATGCTATTAAGCAGTCATTAAAGAATCTTGTGATGACTCAACCTGGTGAAAAGTTATTTCAACCCCAAATAGGTTCTGGAGTTAGGCAATTATTGTTTGAACCTATGGATGGTTTCACAGCAGACGCTATTAGAGATGACATTCTAAATACTGTTGGACAACATGAACCCAGAATTACGATAAACAATCTTGCTGTAGTAGAGCAGTATGATGCAAATCAATTCAATGTCACTATAGATTATAATATTGTGGGTCAACCACTCGTGGAAACTGTGTCATTCGTACTTAAGAGACCCGAATAATGTCAACACCGAATAATTTAACAGCACTAGACTTCAATGACATCAAAGCGTCAATCAAATCTTATCTGAGAACTAGAAAAGAGTTTACAGATTATGAGTTTGATGGTGCAACATTGAACTATCTGGTAGATGTACTGTCATATAATACTTACTATAGTTCCTTTAATGCGAACATGGCAATGAATGAGGCGTTCCTACCCTCTTCCACAGTGCGTGATAATGTAGTTAATATAGCAAAACTCTTAAATTATGTACCAAGATCTATACAAGCAAGTCAAGGAACTGTAAATCTAAGTGTACAAACTATACAAAGTAGCGGATCTTACCCTTCTACCGTTACATTAAAGAAAGGTGCAGTAGCAACTGGTGGTAATTATATATGGAATGTCCTTGCAGATACCACTGCTGAGGTAAATGCCACGACTGGTATAGCAACTTTTAGTAATCTTGTACTAAAAGAGGGGTCTATAGTCACATTCCAGTACGTTGTAAACACATTTGCGACACAAAATTACAAAGTTCCCTCAGAAGATGCGGACATAAACACCCTTTCTGTTAGAGTAAAGGCAAACGAATCCTCTACAACCTCTGATTTGTACAATTTAGTGGATACAATTACCTCACTTACCGCGTCCTCTCGTGCATATTTCCTTTCAGAGGGTGAAGATATGCGTTATGAGGTCAAATTTGGTGATGATTCTGTAGGTAGAGCATTAAAAGACGGAGAAGTTGTACTGTTTGAGTATCTTGTTACCTCTGGTAATGAGGCAAATGACGTAGATAGGTTCTCATACACTGGTAGAATGACGGATACACTAGGTCAAAGTTATTCTCCTGCTGCTGTGACACTTACAAAAGTGTCAAGATCACAAAACGGAACTGCTGCTGAGACCATTGAGTCTATTAAATACAATGCTCCAAGGTTCTACTCCTCACAATATCGTGCTGTGACTGCAGGAGACTATGCTATTCTTACTAAAAAGGTATATCCTAATGCAGATGCAGTGGTAGCATACGGTGGAGACTCTCTAAACCCTCCTGTATATGGTAAAGTATACGTTGCGGTAAAGACTGCTACAGGTGCTACACTTAATGATGCGACTAAAAAATCTATTGCTGCAGATTTAAGAAAGTATGCAATGGCATCTATTGACCCTGTAATCATTGATCCAGAGAATCTTTACATCTATACTAAGGTATTTGTTCTTTACGACACTGGTAGTAGTTCAGATACATCTACTATCAAGACAAATGTACAGACTGCAATCAGTCAGTGGGCAACACAAACACAAATAAACAACTTTAACAGTACATTTAGATCACAAGCATACGAGAAAGCGATTACACTATCAAATAATGCTATTACAGACGTATCTCTACAGGTCACTCTATTGAGATATATCGTCCCTATAGTCAATCAAACTAACACATATACAATATCTACTGGTTCTGCTTTGTATAACTCCGCACCAAGTAAGACATCTCTTACTACAGATGGAGCAAAAGAACCAATTCTACTCTCTGGACAGTTCCGTTCAGCAGATAGACCAGGTGTTGATCAACAATTCGAGGATGATGGATATGGAAACCTTAGAACATTCTACAATACAGGTACAAGAAAGATCTTTACTAACACTTCTGCAGGGACTGTCAACTATGACACAGGAGAAATTGCCTTTGGTCCTATATCTGTTATTGGAACAGGTACAAATATTGCCACCACTGGTGTAACAATTACTGATTCAACATCTGGTGCAGGTTCTGTAAGTGATCCAGCTGCATTACCAACAGCATTATCATTACCAATTCAGTTCATTCCTGCTAACAGTTCTACCATACCTGCCTCAACACCAGGCACAATTATTAACTTAGTAAGTCCTGAAGTGACAATTTCACCGATTGGAACTGCTCCACCTCCTTCAATCCCACTAAATAGTTTGAGTCCAACAGTGTTTGACCAAACACCAACATTAGTAGCGGTAACCTAATAGGTTAATGACAAATATCAACAAAGTCTCACAGGCAATTGTTGCCCAGACTCCCGAATTTATCGAGTCTGACTATCCACTATTCAATAGATTTCTTGAGTATTACTACCAATCTCAAGAGAAGACTGGTCTTGGGCAGAATATTCTAAACAATTTTCTCGGATACCTTGATATTGATAGGTTAGACGTTGGTATATTAGATGGTAAGACAAAATTAGTAGAAGCAATAACTGCAGATAGTGAAAATATTGTTGTAGAGTCAATTGACCAGTTCTTAGAAGAGTCTGGATCTATTCTTATAGGTAATGAGGTTATCTACTATGAGAGTATAACCAGTTCTCCAAACATTGCTCTTTCACCAGGTATTTCATACGATCAGGTAAAACTTAAGTTTGTTAACCTTGCCACACCTATTAATGACTTTGATGGCACTACTACTCAGTTTAATCTAACATCTCAAGACAATCCAATTGCACCTCCATCTGCACAACATTTGATTGTGTCTGTATATGGCGAGGTATTGACCCCTGTGACCGATTACACGGTCAATGGAACCACTATTACCTATGCAACTGCTCCTAGAACAAAGATTCCTTCTGATGATGCTATAAACACCTTTATTACATACCTAGATGGTTTTGTAGAGAATCAGATTGTTGCACTCGATAATATTTCTAACTCCTTTGGTGAAGGTAAGACACAATTTAGAATAACACGTAATGGTTTAGCATACGAACCAATTGTAGATGAATATGTAATTGCAATATACGACAAAAGATTATTAATACCCAAAGTAGATTACTTTATAGATGGTGCAGACTTTCTATTTGCTACCGCACCTACAAACGGTAGATTTTTATCATTATACTCTATAGAAGCACCTGTACCTTCTTTTGGTAGTGGTGCGGAAGGTTTTGCACGAGTAAATGATGCAGGTCAACTTACTGCTATCTCAACTAATGTAAATGGTAGTAATTATAGATTTGAATATCCACCAAAAGTTTCTATTAACACAACTACTGGATCTGGTGGTGCAGCAACAGCATTAGTAAATGGTATCAAGAGTGTAAGTCTTCTTGATGGTGGTAAAGGTTATAGTGATACAAACCCTCCTGTTGTTCAGGTACAGTCTCCAACTAAGACTGGATCTACACAGGCAACAATGAAAGCAACAGTAACTAATGGTGCTGTTACTGGTGTAGAATTAGTTGGATCAGGTTCTGGATATACATTTACACCTAGAATCACTTTTAGACAACCTGGCGGTGCTACAGTTGCCACTCCGACGTTATCTAGTGGATCTATTAGTGGTGGTTTAACAATAGTAAATGCAGGATTTGGATATACAACTCCTCCTACAGTGTATGTTGATGAACCAACTGGTAATAATCCAATCAGAGCATCTTTCCAAACAGTTCTTGCTGCAGACGGAACTATTGCATCTATTACTACAATTAACGCAGGACAAGGTTATACATCCGTTCCAAGAGTAGCGATTGTAGATCCTGTTGGTGCACAAGTACTAGAAGTTGTTGTTGACGGAGACGGAAGAGTTATTCGTATCGATATACTTAACGGAGGAAGCGGATATGATGAAGTTCCTTCCGTTTATATTGTTGATAAACGTGTAGATGGTACTGGAGCATACGCAGGTGGTACAGGTGCTACCGCAACTGCTGCAATATTTAACGGTGCAATTACAGATATTAACGTAAGTGCGTTCGGAACTGGATATTCTGCTGCAAATCCCCCTTCTGTTGTAATTCAAGCACCTCCAAGTGCTGAAGCGTCTGCGGATATAGGTTTAAACGAGGTTACAGGTTTTAAAGTTAATCAGGCAGGTAAGGAATATAATAAAGCACAGTTCGTAGGATGTGCACGTGCTGCATCTGGTATCGTAGAATACACGGAAGATGGTAATGCAGTATTCTCTAACAATACTACTGCCTCAGCTGCTTCTGTTGATACAGAGGTAAAATGTCTTGACGCATTATTTGTAAAACGTTTATTAGACAAGTATACACAACAGTTCTTACCCGATGTACCAGAACTAGACTATACAAAGATTGATGTTCGTACAGCAATCAAGACTATTAAAGATTTCTACTCCGCAAAGGGTACATCATTCAGTATTGCGTATCTATTCAAGTTATTATACGGTGAAACCGTAAGTATATCATATCCAAAAGATCAGATTATCAAACCATCTGCTGCAACATGGTCTATTGATACTATTTTAAGAGCAACTAAGGTTTCTGGACTTGCTACAGACATTAGAGATGGTCTTCTACAACAAGAAGCAGATATTGCGGATCCTAATGTAAGAGCTGCATCTGCGTTAGTTGAAAACTATATTTCAATCAAAACATCTACAGTAGAAATATTTGAACTTGTTCTGTCTGAAGAAACTATTACAGGAACGTTTACCGTACCTTATAAGACAAAACTTGCTGAACCATTAAATCAAACCGACTCAATCATTACGGTTGACTCTACTATTGGTTGGCCAGAAAGAAACGGTGAATTCATAATTGGTTCGGGTGCTACTGCAGAATTAGTACAATATAAGGAAAAATCACTTAACCAGTTCATTGAGTGTACTCGTTCAGCAAACGGAGTTGTAGAGGACTGGGATTCTGCTACTGAAGTTACATCAAACTTCCAAGTAAAGATTAATAAAGACACACCACAAGAAGTTGTGATGAATGTTGTTGGTATTGTTGATGCACAACAAACATCTCTAACTGACACAGGTTCTTATTACTTGCAAGGTGATAAACTAACAGTTTCTAAGTTAGGTGGTACTGGAACATCTCCTTTACTTACAACTTGGTTATACAACGTTAAAAAACTGATTACTGTTAGTGGTGTTACATTTGGTGGTGTAAATAACCAATCTGCAACTGTTACTTGTGCTAACAATCATGGTTTGTTAGTTGGAGATCAGGTTACAGTCTATGGTGCAAACCCAATCATCTATAATGGTACATTTACTGTCACATCAAGAGATAGTGAGACAGTATTCCAGTATGCACTACCACAACCTGCAGCGATCGTACCTCAGGGTAATATTCTAGTATCAGTTGACTTAAACAAAGGTAAGTCTGATACCAGTACAATTTTAAATGCAGTAGGTCCTTATACTACTAATATACAAAACTCATTCTTTAATGATAATCATACTTACGTTGCATCAACTGGTATACCAAACTATTCTATAGGTCCTTTTCCTGGTTCTGCTCTTTTACCTGGCAACCAACGTAAATTAAACAGATTCCCTGCATTACCTACTACAATATCTACAAAGAACACTATTTCTTCAGGTCCTATTGGTACATGGGTAAATGGTGTTTCTGTATGGTCATATAAGTCAACACAAAGTAAAACTTTCGGTGCTATAACCAGTATTGCTATTACTAATGCAGGACAAGGTTATGATGCTGCATCTCCTCCTGTTATCACTATTTCTGGTGGTGGAGGTACAGGTGCTACTGCTAGTGTTATAGTTAATGGTTCTATCTCTGAGATTACAGTAACAGCAGGTGGTTCTGGTTATACATCTTCTCCTCTAGTATCAATCGTTGGTGGAGGCGGTTCAGGAGCAGCAGCAACTGCTATTATTACTAAAGGTGTTGTATCAAGAATTCTAATTAATGCAGGTGGTACAGGATATACTTCACAACCATCTATTACTATTGTTGGTGGCGGAGGAACTGGTGCTGCGGGCACTGCAAGTGTCAGAGGTCCTATTAATACCGTTAATATTACCAATGGTGGTACTTCTTATACCAGTGCACCGACTGTAAGTCTATCTTCTGGTTCAGGAGCCGTCGCCCAGCCTATCGTAAGTAATGGTAGAATCATTTCTATCGCTATCATCTCTGCAGGTTCAGGATATACTACAGCACCTGAAGTTAGTATTCAAGGTGTTGGATTTGGTGCTGTTGCTCGTGCTACCATAGACACTGATGGTGAAAACGCAGGTAGAGTGACAAGTATTACTATTGTCAACCGTGGTATTGGATACGTTCAAGGAACTACTCTTATTAATATGACATCTGTTGGTCAAGATGCAGTCTTTACACCTTCAGTATTTAAGTGGACATATAACTTACAAGCAACATCTGTATTAGACGCTGCTAAAGGTGGAGTATTTGAAGGATATAATAATCAGTATGGTGGAGAATATGCTCATTTATCAAATCCACAAAAATTACGTTTCATTCTTGGTGATAACCTACAAGAAGCAACCGTAGGTACTATAACTGAACAAGAAACACAGTTAACTCACTCTCCTATTATTGGTTGGGCATTTGATGGAAACCCAATATACGGTCCTTATGGATATACTGACCCTACAGATCAAGCATCTGCTATTACAAGACTAAGAACTTCATATAGACTACAGACTGCTCTTGTACAAAGTGATACTAATCCAACTCCTGTAAGAACTGCAGGTCCTTTGCTTAGTGCAGAGGCAGCAGGTAATTTTGTTGAAGACTATGAGTATATCTTTAACCTTGGTGATCTAGACCAGTATAATGGTAGATTCTGTAAGACACCTGAGTATCCTACAGGTAGATATTGTTATTTTGTTACTATTGATGCTACTGAATCAGGTAATCCAGAATTCCCTTATGTCTTAGGTCCTAGTTTTAACTCTGTTGTTGATAGTTGGAACTTAAGCACAAGTGCTGTACAGCAAAATATTCCAACTGGTGTTGTAAGATATCGTGATCCATATGAAAATGTTGATATTGATGTTGAAAGAGCACCTAACGCTTCTACTAATGCTCTAACAACTGAAGATGGTCTAATACTATTATTTGATCCAGAAGATACTAATAGAGATGGACAAATAGATGCTGACGAACAAGATGTTGCAAATCTTGGACAGTTATTTGAAGAATCACCTTTACAACTATTTGATTACTTCCCTAAAGTTAGATTTGACTCAAAAGTTGATATTGAAGTAGAAACAACTAACAAATTTGAAGATGCTAACGTTACTGGATTTACTATTGAGAACTCAGGTCTATCATATCAGGTAAATGACCGTTTAGTTTTTGATAATACAGGAACTGGTGGAGACGGTGCTTCTGCACGTGTTTCTCGTATTAAAGGTGAGTCAGTTGCTACTTACACCTTTGAAAGTATAAGTGGTAATAACTTTGGTGTTTTAACAACTTCTAATCCACACAACTTAGTTGCAGGTGACAGTATATTTGTTGATTATACACCTGTGATGGATAATACTAACAAACAGTTTGCTGTTCGTCAGTATAGAGGTATAGAAGAAATACAAATTACACAAACTGGATCTGGATACAATACTGATATTCCTCCTACAATCATCATTGATAGCACTAGCGGTCAAGATGGTGAGTTGGAAGCAGTTGTATCTACTGTAGGTTCTATTGATTCTGTTAATATTATTAATTCTGGTTCTGGATACTCAGCAAATCCAAGAGTTATACTTTCACATCCACAGATCTTTAAAAAAGCAGATTACTACCTATCATTCATTAATAATAACAATTATGTCAAAGTCAATGATACCTTCGTTAACGATAACAAGGAAGTATTCATCTGTGGTAAAACAAAAGACTCAAGTGGCAACGTCGTTGCATTCGTCTCTAAATTATCAGCAACTGGTGTTAAAGAATGGTCAAAAACTCTTGAACTCTCTGGTGGATTAAATTACGCAGAATTTAATTCATTATATGTTGATGGTGATGATATTTGGGTTGTAGGTATTAACAAACCAAATAGCAATATTCTTAATGCATATAATCCTGATATAATTCTTTGTAAGTATACACAGGCAGCAAACGGTCTAAGTGCAACACTTTCATTCCAAAAAGCATATGCAGGTATATCTGGTAGTACTCGTGCTGATAATATCTCAATAATTAAAAAGTATAGTGCAACTCGTTATATAATCGGTGGACATACAAATACAAACTCTGTAAACCCTGATGATGCATTTATAGCATCTATTGATACATCAGGTAATTTTGCTATTAAGAGAAAATTTGCTTCTTCAAATAAATCTGAAAGAATTACTGATATTATCTGTAATTACAACCAAGCAACAGGTTCACAAGATGTTTATTTCTGTATGGAGACTGCATCTACAGCAAACGCTTTAGATGTTGATGTTGCTGTTGGTAAGTGTCAGATTGGAGTCAATGCCATTACTGTTGACTGGATCAATACTTATGCTAGTTCTCTACATTCTATGATAGACACTAGCATTGCAATAGATGAATTTAATGAAATCTATATTAATGCTACATGTAGACAAAAAGCAAATGATACTGATAGAGACAGTGTTTGGGTTGGTAAGATTGATAGTACAGGTGCTTTACTTTGGAACTATCGTTATCTAACACCAGGCAGAGATGTTACATCCTGTGGTAAGTCTGCTATTGACTTATTTGGTGATCTTAATATTGCATATACTAGAGATAATAATACTAATGAGTACAAAACAATTGATACTCTTAAGATTGGTTATAATGGTACTATTAAGAATCATACAACTACAGAATTTACTGCTGATAATATAGAAGGTTTACAGGCACATGCTTTAGATGTTGATACATCTGGTGATGTACATGTATTTGGTCAGACTTATTGGAATAGAAATGAATTTGTTATACCATTCACATCTAGTGCTCTTACAGATACTACAACCCATTATACTGCTGCTCTTACAAGCACAAGCGACTCGTTTAGTTATGACAATACAAATGGATGGGGTAAGATCTTAGGTGCAACAACAGCAGCACCAAGCGTTTGGACAAATACTAATATTAAATTTGCAGCTGCAGACTTAGGACAAAAACTTGCAGGAGATTGGACATTAGAATTCTTTATATTCAAGGATGCTACAAACAGTAATGTATTCTCCCAGCCTAAAGAAACACTTTTTGCTATAGGTGATGCTACAGTATCTACTGGTGGACTACATTTATACTATGATCAGTCTTCTGCAGGTCCGAGTGGTCCTTTGACAATGACTATCACTAATAGTAGTACAAGTATTAACTCTGCAGGTAGTTCTCTAACATCATCTCAAACAAACTTATATGCTGATAATACATGGCAAGCAATTGCAGTAACTAAGAGTGGTGATACATTTAAGGCATATGTAAACGGAATAGAAGTTCTTACTGGTACTATATCAGGAACATCACTAGGTGCTAAAGATCTATACTTTGGTAATATACCTGGTGCAAATGGTACATTAGGTCAGTTTAGATCTAATGAACAGGGTCAATTCCACATAGATCACTTACGTTTAAGAAATAGAGCAGTCACACCAACAGTTCCAACTGATATACTAGCATTACCTACTGCAGGTGCATATGGTCTTTCATATGACTGGGTTGATGATGCATGGTTTACTGATGCAATGAGTCGTTATGATTACATTGAATATGCAGGATATGGTATTAAGGTTGACAAACCTGCAGATGCAGCAAGATTAGGAAATCAGGGTAAGAAACCTAATACTGGTATAACCTTCACAAGAACTGCTGTGACTCCTGTTATTGGTTCACCTCTCACAATAAATGTAAATGGTTTCGCTCTAGGTGATGCAGGTTATCAATCATTAGACTTTGATGATAGTACTACAACCATGACTGAGGACACTGAGACACTATCTCATGTTCAAGATGTTTGGAGTTCTAGAACTGCTACTGTTCCTTCACCAGGTTCACAAAAACTGAAAGTAACTGCAGTTGTTAAAGACAGATACTACTTTAAAGTCACACCTACAATTAAAATTGATAATGTTCAAGAATTAACTGTTAACCAAGCATTTAACTTTAGTATTGGTTCTAAATTAGTATTAAAGAATGATTCTGGTCAATTTGTTAATAGTGGTTATATTATTAGAAAGGATGATGCAAATAATAAGGTTTACCTAGCAGTTAATAATAATGCTTGGAGTAATGATCTAAACACTGGTCAATTATCTACAGAACAATTTAATGAGCAGAGTAGTTATGGTATTACTGGTGCAATTCCTAATGATATCAATGAAATAACAAACTATACTTTTGCAGAAATTAATAATCAAACACCTGGCACATTTATTATCAACTTAGATGGTTTTGATTTAGATGGTACAATAGCAGATATACCTGCAACTATTGCTTTAAGTGCAGCAGGTACAGGTTATCCTAATACTGGTGATAGTATTCCTACAACTACAACTAATGGTGAGGCAACTGGATTAATCGTTAATTACACTGCATCTGGTGGTGTTATACAAACTATTACTATAGGAAACGCTGCAGGTAGTGGATATAAAGTTGGTGATGAAGTTGTAGTAACTGGTGGTAATGGAGATGCTAAATTTACTATTAACTCTTGCACAGGTAATCTAGACTCATTCGCAACATTCAAACCATATGCTGATGCTGACTACTCTGTAAGAATAGATCAAGTTTCTGGATCATCTGCATATATTGTTGGATCTGTAGTTACTATAGGATCTGGTGCAATTACATGGAACGCTGATTACTCTCAAGCAACAATAGCTGGATTAACAGGTGTTCTTAAAATTACTCTAGTTGCTAATTTAACTAAGATTCTTCAAGCAACTGCTGTAGCAAATAGTGATGAAGTGTATGTTATTACAAGTACAAGTCATTACTTATCTACAGGTGATATGGTTTATGTTGATGGAAACCCAACACAAACTATTGGTGCCACTTCATATGATGAATATGATGGTGCATTTGCTGTACAGACTGTTGTAAGTCCTCTTGAATTTACTTACAAGTTAAAGACAGCTGCTCTAACTGCTCCTGCTACATCAGCATCTGATGTAAGTATCTTTATTAAATCACCTACATTAAAGATGTATTATGGTCATCAGTATTTGTTTGACCTAAGTCATTCATCTATGGCGGGTGGAAACTTATCATTTGCAAAAGATAATCTATACAAACTAGAATATTCATTCAACTCTATAGAAAGAGTTGGTACACCTGGTGTTACTGGTGGTGGACAACCAACTCCTACAGTAAAGCTTAAAGTTGATAGAAGTATAGTAACAAATATATCATATTACTTTGATCCATCAAGAACAGGCACTGATAGCCCAGTGGTACCTGGCAGCTACCTTGATGTTGTAGATTCTCCATATAACGGAACATTTGAGATTAGTTCTATTGCAGGTGCAACTATTACTAAGGGTGCTGATATACTCAAGTTCCCACTTGCTAATGAACCAGAAGGTGCTGCAACTATATCACAAGCATCTTATATGACAAGTTCTACCAAAGCGGTTGGTTCTATTGGTGATATTCGTATTGTCAATCCAGGTGGTTTCTATACTAAGTTGCCTATTGTTAGTGGTATTACATCAAGTAGACAAATTGAAAGAGTACAGATAAATGCACCAGGTACTGAATATGCAGTAGGAACTTATAGTGGAGTTTCTATTGGTGGTGATGGAGAGGGTGGATTCGTTTCTATCACTGTTGCAGATGGAACTGATGCAGAAGGATCTACAATACCAGGTCAGATAAACAACGTTGTTGTAACATCGCCAGGTAAAAATTATACTACAGCAACTATTGATATTAACGCCATACCAGGTATTCTTGGATCGGGTTTGACTGGATCAGGTGCAGAATTAGTAGTTGTTATACCATCTGCAGGTACAGGAGCATCTATCTTTACTTCAGGAACTAATGTAGGTAAGATTAAGAAACTTAAGAACAATAACTTTGGTTATGATTATCCACATGACTATACACTACGCCCTGAAATATCATTCCCAATAAACGCACAGCTTACTTCTACAAGTATACTTGATAGTATTACTATTACAGATCCAGGTACTGGATATTCACAGGCACCTGCTGTTGTTATCACTGGTGGTGGAGGTTCTGGTGCTGTTGCTGAAGCAACAATTAAGAATGGTAGATTAGATGTTATTATTGTTAAAGATCCTGGTGCAGGATATTCTTCAACTCCAACTGTTGCACTGAGATCTTCATTCAACTATGTTGTAAACCTTGACTTAGGATTACTACAGTTTGCTTTCCCACATGGTATTGCAAATGGTGCTGCAGTTACATTGAATGTTGTTGATACTGGTGATGGTGCTGAGTTCCCTCTTGCATCAGGTGCTGTTGGTAGATTGAATAGTAGTACAACTTACTATGCTATATCTGGTACTGCAAACTCACTAGAAGAAGATCAATTAAAACTTGCTATTACTGCTGCTAACGCTTCACTTGGTGATGCATTATCATTCTCTAACGCAGGTACAGGTCGTCAACAAGTATTAACTGAATCATTCGGTGGATCTGCTACTGCAAACGTTATTACATCAACATTCCTAGAAGGAGAACTTGTATATCAAGGTGATTCACTTGATACTGCAACTGCACAGGGATTTGTTTCTACTAACTCTGGTTGGCAGGTAGGACCTAGAGTACTTAAGATTGTTGATTACACTGGAGACTTTGCAGCGAATCAAAGAATTACTGGTGTTATATCTAAATCTTCTGGTATCATTACAGATCTTAAGATTGCTCGTGGTGTTCTTGAGATTGGATCTATTACTAAAACTACAGGTCAATTTATTGATGATGTTGGTAAACCATCTGAGATTATTCAGAAGATTCAAGACTCTTACTATTATCAGGACTTCTCTTATGCTGTTAAATCTTCTACTTCTATTAGTGAGTGGAAAGAGATTCTTATCAAGAACGTACACCCTGCATCATTCAAAGTATTTGGTGAACTTAACTTAAATGAGTATGGATTTATTCCTAATAAAGAGACATTCTTCCAATTAACAAAATCAGTTGAATTAGCACAAGAAGCGATTGTTCCTAATATCCAAAACTTTGCTCTTGTTGAACCAGTTTACACAGAATTTAATAACACCGAAGTATTATTCAGACAGAAACGATTAACATCTTCTGAGAACATCCTAACATCTGTTGTACAGAGAATTGATGATATATCATCTCTATTCGACGGTGAAAGAACTGCGTTCCCATTACAAGTTAATCAGACTAATATTGTTGCTAACGCAAACCAGTTAATGATTGTTCTTAATGGTATTGTACAAACACCTGGCACTGCATTTAGTATTCAGCAGGACTCTATTGTATTTGTTGAACCACCACAACCTCCTGCTAGTGTTAAGTATGTAAACGTTACTATCAATCTTATACAAACAGTTGATTTAAACTTTAGTAATATTAGTGGTATTTTCCCTAGTATTGGTAATACTGTTGTAGGTACTTCATCTGGTGCTCGTTTAACAGTCACAAAAGTTGTTGGTAATGTTATTACTGGTTTCATAACTCAAGGAACATTTATATTACCTACTGCAGGTGGCGGTGGTGGTGAATTATGTACTGTTAGTGCTACTGGATTCTCTGCTAATATTGCAACAAGAAGTGTATCTCTAGTTATTGATCCTGTATCTACAAGCAACTTCCCTGATAATGCAGATATTACTGCAGGTACAGTCTTTACAGGTCAAACATCTGGTGCTGCAATGACAATTACCAGTATATTAGGTAATACTATAACTGGAACTATTAGTCTAAGCACATTCCAAGCAAACGAGACTATAACTGGAACTTTAGCAACAGGTAGTGCAGCATTCTCTGGCACAGTTTATTCTGTAAATGGTACTGTTGCTAGTGGTGGATTGTTTATATTTAATGAGCAAGTTTCTAACTTTGAAGGTAATACTGCAAAAGTTGAAAGAGTTAACTTACAGACAGGTCAGGAAACACCTCTTGCACAATTACGTTATACTGTTGGTACTTCTACAACTTCTATAGAAGTAGTAGCATATAGAGTTGATAATACTCAAGCAGATGCTGTAGTTCCTGCAGGAACATTTACATTACAAAATAATTATCAGTTTGGATCGGAGATTGTTAAGGTAACTGCTGTTGTACAAAATAGTAATTCTACAACACTTACTGTGGTCAGAGCACAGTCAGGTACAACTGCTGTTTCACATCAGGAAGATGTTCCTGTATACAGCACTGATATATCAGTCACAAATACTTTAACTTTAAGTAAGACTGCAGGTACATATCAGTCCACACCAGGATTATTTGATATTCAACTCAATGACTATATTATTGCTGCACAATCAGGTGTTGTAGCACAGGTTACTGCATCTAGTGTATATCAAGATCCTACAACTAATGAGTTTATTGGACAGGTTAATATATCACCAGGATCATCATTCTTTGGTTTACTATTCAACAGAATTACATCACAGACATATCCAAACGTTGTTCTTGATAACATTGCTAACTCTCAGGTTAATATTGTTAATTATACAGATAATAATACTCCATTCAACGAAAACTTCCCTGCTAATGAGCAAATCAATAATTATGTAATTCCATATGATAATGCTAGTGGCACAATCCAAGAAGGAGAGGATATTAGAAATTACAAATTAGAGTATGGTAATTCTAGTGGTGATTTTACTGCAGGAGAAGATGCTAAGATCCGTAAGATCACATTTGATAATAAGAAAGGAACTGGTTTCTTTGTAGCAGGTCAAAATATCAGAATTGGTTCTGTAGGAAGTGGTGAAGGTACAAAGGCAGAGGTTGTTGGTTTCAGTCAAGCAAGACAAACAGTTTATCTTGGTAAGATTGGTAGATGTCAATACAATGGACAAGATATTCACTCTATTGCATTTGCAGGTAATGCACAACTTTCTACTGCTTCATTTAAGTTTGGTGGATCATCATTATTATTAGATGGTACAGGAGATTATGTAAATATTGCTTCTTCTAGTGAATTTGGATGGGGAACTGCTGCATTTACTATAGAGTTCTGGATGAATCCTGGTTCTGGATCAATATCTGGAACTGCAACTCTAGTAGATCAAAGAGAAAATGCAACTGAGGTTGCTGCTAGAATTTATCTAGAAGCAGCTCAGATTCGTTATAATGTAAATGGATCAGATCTCGTAACTTCTGGTGCTACAACTGTTAATAATAACACTTGGTATCATGTAGCGATTGTTAGATCTTCTACAACTACTAAGATATATCTTAATGGTGTTGAAGTTGGTACTGGAACTGATAGTAGCAACTTTGCTGCTAAACCAATTAGAATCGGTATGGATTATAACGGTGCTAATGGATTTACAGGATATATTGATGAATTTAGAGCATCTGCTACTAACCGTTATACATCAGCATTTACTTCTCAAACTGGAATACACCAAGGTGATACAAATGCTAAGTTATTAATTCATTTTGATGGTTCTAACGGTCAAACATATACTGAAGATTGGTCTGGTTATGTTGCTCCTGCTATTGGAGATGAGTTTAATAATGATTCAATATTAGCAACATCTCGTACTACTGGTGCACCAGCTGGATTTGTTGGTAGAACACACAGATACTTAAACGCTGCTGATCACATATTATTAAATAAAGATCTAATAAAGGCAGAAGCACTGTACATTATGAAACAGGTATTCCCTGCTCATACTGTTAAAGGTGGAGATGCTGTTGCTATGACAAGACTTGAAGTTCTTATACAAGCATTAGTAGATGATCTTCGTAATGGTAGTAATAGTCATATTTGGAATACATCTGCATCTTATATTGATAGAACAACTAACCCAATATCAATAGCAACTGGAACTATTGAAGGTGATGTTCCACAAGAAGTATTTGCAACTGAAATTGTAGAGAAGATATCAAAATTTGTTATTAATAACGTTCCTTGGGATATTCAAGATACAAGTCATTCATTTACACAGAAGTATGATGGAACTTTACAAGATTCTGATTATCCATCTGCTGTAAACTTCACTCCTACAGGTGCAACTTATAATGCTGCAACTGGAGATATGGTTCTTACCAGCTCCAGTCACGGATTACTTTCACCTCGTGAAATTACTGCATCAAATGCCACATACACTGCTACCACTGGTGTTTTAACTATTACATCTAACGGTCACAACATTCAGACTGGTGATAGAATAAAGTTAAAACCAAATTCTATTACCATGACATGTACATCTGATGGTAATACAGTATCACAATCTTATCCTCGTCCTGATGATCCAGCTGGTCAAGGTTGGATGGAAGTCACAAGAATTGATGCAAATAACTTTAGTGTTAATGTTGGTAAATCTCCTACTGTAAATTACACAGTAACAGATGGTACTTATGACGGTGAGACTGGATTCTTAACAATGGACATTGGAGACAATGATCTAAGAACTGGTTGGAAGTATACACCTGAGGGAATTGCTTATAATCCATCAACAGGTGTGATGACAATTACTATTGCTAATCATGGATTCTATGTTGGTGATAGAGTGATGTTTGGTGTAAATTCACTCGTCTTTACATGTGCTCAAGATAGTAATGCTACAGATCATGCATATCCTAGAATTACTGATCCTTACTATAATAAGTGGATTGCAATAGGCAACGTTACTACAAATACATTTACTGTAAACGTAGGTACTTCAAGTAATACTACAACTCATGTATTCAAGTATGCACTACCTAATTCAATGGTTCGTTCTGGAGAAACTCTAAGACTTTCCAAAGATGCAGTATCATTTAAGTGCTCACAAGATAATTTCAGAACTATACACTCTTATCCAAGAACTGACGATCCTGGTTATAATACATCATTACCAATCTGGACTAATGGTACTACATTTACAGCAACAAATGCATCATATAACCAGACAACAGGTGATATGGTCATTACCAGTAATGCACATGGTCTTACACTAACTGATGAAGTTAGAATTGAATTAAATTCTCTAACATTTAGTTGTACTAAAGATGGTAATAAGACAACTCATTCATATCCTCGTTCTACAGATCCATACGCACAAAGATGGTTAAGAATTACTGCTAAGACAGATAATACATTTACAGTTAATGTTGGTATAGGTGCTGTTGCTGATCAATATCTTCATACATTTGTTTCTGCTCTTGAGAACGGTCTTACTAAGAGAGATAATACAATCACAGTTAATATTGGTAAATCACCAACAGTTAATTACCAACCTCAATCAGGAACATATAATGCTACCACAGGTGCACTTGAGATAAACATTGGAAGTCATAGTCTTCCTGCTCCAACAACTCATACAGTCACAAATGCAGTATATGTACCTTCAACAGGTATCATGACATTGACTATTGCAGGTCATAACTTCTCTAATGGTGAGAAAGTTAAGATTGCAGATAACTCATTGAGATTTACTTGTGCACAAGATAATAATGCTACAAACCATGACTATCCAAGATCTACTGATGCTGTAAGTAATAAGTGGATTCCTATTTCTAACGTCACAACAAACACATTTGATGTACAAGTTTTAGATAGTATTCCTTCCACTAACGTCACTGCTCATACATTTGTAAGTGCAACATCTGGTGGTGTAAGTAAAGCAAACTCAACTATTAAGTTAGCACCTAATTCTATCAAGATGACATGTGATCAGGATAGTGATGCTACAGTTCATCTATATCCAAGATCAGAGCAAGATAGACATACTGCTACAACTGGAACAACTTACAATCCTGTAACTGGTGTAATGACAGTCACAACTGCAGCTGCACATGGATTGAGAACTGGTACACCAATAATGTTCCAAGATTTATCTCTTACATTTACATGTGGTGAAGATAATAATGCAACTAATCATCCATATCCAAGATCTACAGACTATGCAAGTAATAGATGGTTATTTGTAGCATCTGTTCCAACTACAACTACATTCACTGTTGTTGTTCTAGATAAGATTCCTTCTACAAATACAACAACTCATACATTCGTATCTGCTATTAAGGGTGGAATTATAGAGGGTGATCCTTTAGTTGCTCAGGCAGTTCCTATTGATGCTGTTACAGGTTCAACTATCACAATTAATACTCTTGATGGTTATACACCTTCTAACACAACTACTCACGTTGTAACTGGATTTGCAGGTCATCAGTACACACCTTCTGGTGCAACTTATGATGCAGCAACTGGTGTCATGGAATTGACATTTGCAACTACTAACTTTACTCCAACCAATGCAACATATAATCCTACTACAGGTGATATGGTATTGACTATTGGATCTCATACTTTGAGTGTTGGTGATACAGTTAGAATCGCACCTAATTCTTTAGTATTCACATGTACATTAGACAGCAACGTTGCTCAGAAGTCATATCCAAGAGCAAGTAGCAATGATTATCCATACAATTATGATCTAACAATCACTAATGAAACTGCAACTACAATTACAGTCAATGTAAATGGTGATGGTACACCAATTTCAGATACTTCTGCACATACATTTGTATCTGCAGCAACTAACGCTGTTCAGTATGGACATCAGATTAAAGAACATGAAAAGATTCAATTAGCATCAGGTGCAGTCACATTTAGTTGCACAATGGATGGCAATAGTTCTAACAAAGCATATCCTCGTTCTACTGATCCTATCACTGGTAAATGGTTAAGTGTATTCAATGTAGACTATAATAAACTAAGCATCAATGTTGGTAAATCACCTCTAAGGAAATTTACTCCTACACATGTTGATTATAATCCTACAACAGGATTCATGACACTTACAATAGGTCGTCATAATCTAAGAAAGGGAACTGCAATTAAGATTGCTACAAATTCAATAGTATTAAGATGTGCTCAGGATAACTATGCTACAGATCATGCATATCCTCGTACTACTGATCCTAACTATAATACTGCGGTCACAATTACTGATGTTACTGATGACACAATTACAGTTCAGACATTAGCAAGCACTCCTTCTACAAACACTTCTAATCATATATTTGTTTCTGCTACTGCTGATTCTATAACTACTGGTGGAAACTACGCACACACATTTGTATCTGCAACAAGTAATGGAATCACAAGAGCACTTCTTCAGACAGGCGGTAATTATACACATAAGTTTGCATCTGGACTTGCTAATGGGGTATCTACAGGTGGTAATTACACACATACGTTCGTATCTGCTACAAGCAATGGTATCGATGTTGCAGGAGACTCTGTAATTATCTCAGATAATTCATTATCATTCACATGTACTAAAGATAATAATACTACAACTCATACATATCCAAGATCCACTGACCCTGCATCTGCTCAGGTATTACCAATTAGTGCACATACTACAGACACATTTACAGTTAATGTTGGTGTAGGTGCTGCTGAAGATCAGTATACACATACATGGACTGCATCTAATTCAAATGCAGTTACAAAAGTATTCTACTCATTATCAGATTGTTCTGATGTTATTACAACTCAAAACAACTTAGTCACCATATTAACAGATACATTAAACAATGCTATAACTGCATCTCCTACAGATCATCTTGCTACAGTTACTGCTGTATCTCCTGCTGCTGAATTTGCAGGTGCACGATTAAAAGGATTTAAAGAAATACCATTCCCAGTATCATATCATGATGCTGCAACTGATTTAATCTATACAAATCAAATTGATATAGATACCCAATACAGATATCGTGATGCTGCATATTTGATTCGTCAAAATGCTAGTGTTATTGTTGATAAAACAGCATACGATATGCTACTACGTTATCCAGATCTTGCATTAGATATGCCAAGAAACGCTAATGGTACATCTACTGATGGTACATTACGTTGTAAGACTGATTTACAATTAATTGTTCAAGCAGTTGCTAATGATATTGAAAATGGTGGTAATGAAAAAACTACAGAGGCAGCAAACTTCTATCTTGGAAATAATAATGAACTAAGACATGTTCGTCTACAACCTGTTCAATCAATATATGCTCATGATCGTCTTGCAATTTATATTAAACAATCAATTACTGGAGATTTAACTTATGATAACACCAATGATATTATTACAGGTGACTGGGATACTCCTGGCAATGGAGTTTCTACTTATTTTGATGCTGTTAAGACTGAGGTTGACTCGTTAATTACAGCAGTCAATAATTTAATTGCACCTACCAATAATGACTTTAATATTGCAGGTGATAGATTATACTTCAACAGACAGTATATCGCTGAAGAAGCAACTGGTTTAACATCAGAAGAATTTAGTTATTCATTAAACACTGTACAATATACAGCATTCAGTTATCCTGGTACTGGTAATACTGAGGTTGTACGTCAAGCAAATTTAGTTGATATTATTCAGGGAATGATATCCGACTTACAAACTGGTGGTAATAATAGTACAATAACAGCTTTAGAAACATTCTTAGATTCTAATTTACAAATAATAAATGTAGAAAAAGAATTGGGAGCATTCATATACTCTATATCACAAGTAGGTGTTATTGGTGAGTATGCAATAAACAATAGATTATATGATTTCAACAGTGGATTTACTGCACCTGATTATGCTGCATTGAAGACTGATGAAACTGCATATAGAGATACAGAAACACCAACTGATATTGCTACTGTAGTTACTAGATTTAAAGAGTTAGTTCAAATTGCAGTTGACTTCTTAGGACCTGCTAAACTTGCAGGTAGAAGTGCTACTAAACATATTCTTTACAACTACAACTACTATAAAGAGGAAATTACAAATCAGGTCAACGCACAGTTTGGAGCAGGTTCATGGGTATATGATACCTTCATTACAGATATTACAGATGATTTAGTTCATGATATTATTGCAACTGATCTTACAGATAAGACAACTGCATACGAAATTACATTAACAAGTAATATTGGAAACTATACAGTTGGTGAAGTAATTCATTCAAGCAATGGTGCGTATGCAAAAGTATTAGAATGGAATGAAGATACATCATTCTTGATTGTAGGACCTTTTACAGGAACACAATGGGCAAATGGTAATACTATCGTTGGTAGAACATCTAAGTCAGTAGGTGTAGTTAATGCAGTTGCTGCAGGTTATGACTGGTATAACAAACCAACAAACGTACAAACTATTGCACATGCTAGAACTCTTACATCTAATATAACTGGACAAATTGCAGGTGCTAACCTCTTTACTAATCCAGAAGCAATTGCAACAGATTGGACTGCTACTGAAGCAAGTGTTGTAAACAATAGTATTGCTGCTCCTGATCAAACAATTACTTCTGAAAAGATTGTACCAAGCACTACTACTGCACTTCACACTTTAAATAGAGACTTTAACTTAAATGCATTTGACACATTTGATGATGGCACAATCAAGTTTGACGCAACTAATCAAAGATTTGACGAAGGTTCACAATCAATAACTGGAAATCAGACATTTACATTCTCAGCATTTGTTAAGGCAGCAGGATACACATCAATTCGTTTCCAAATGTCACTTGATGAGGGAACAGCTGCTGTACAAAGAATATTCTTTGACCTTAATTTAACTGCAGGAACTATAGGTTCTGTATTCACACCTCAAAATGGTATTACTAATGATGCCTCAGGAGTAGTTCCTCTTGGTAATGGTTGGTATAGAGCATTTATCACAACTACATTCTCCTTTGGTTTCACAACTCTATCTAATAAAATTATTATTAATAATGCTCAAGGTGCTCAGTCATATGCAGGTGATGGAACTAGCGGAATATATGTTTGGGGTGTTAAACTTACTAAGACTGCACTTGATCCTTATCAGTCTGGTGATGGCACAGTATTCTATTCTGATAATGAATATAATATCAAGCAGTATGCTATTAATACACTTCAGACATACATGCAACAGGCACTTGATAATACACTTACAGAACCTTCACCTAATGCAGGATTCTATAAGTTCTATGATTCAACTGAAGCTGCAAACTATACTACCAAATCAATGGGTAGACTTGTAAGATATAATCTTGATATTATTAGAAATCAAATTAAGACTGGTACATACTATACTCAGATTACATCTCAAAATGGTATTACTATTCCTACTAAGTTATATGGAGAAAGAGATATTCCGATTGGTCTTTCAGGTGGACTGAACAATGCTGATTATGCATATGGATTATCAAGTAATGTATATGGTGAACTTGAATCTATTCTTGAAAACTCAGGTAAAGTTGTTCAGGTATATCAAAGATTTAGAATTGATGGTGATATAACAGACGGTCCTTATACTATGAACGAGACTGTACAGAAACAAGGTAATGCTTCTGTTACTGGTGTTGTTTACGGATTCTTTGAAGATGCAAACTACAAGTATCTTGATGTTAAAGTGACTGCAGGTCCTTGGGCAATTACTGATAATGTTGTTGGTGCAAACAACTCTACAACTGCTCAGATTAGTGCAATAGAGAGTCGTTTACATATTATTGATTTACAAGGTACCTTTACTGATAATATACCATTTAAAGGATATACATCAGCAGTTACTGCACAACCTGCAGGATCATTCTTACAGAATGAAGCTGCTGTCACAGACAATACTGGTGGTACATTGACTGTTGATACTGCAACCTTAAATGGATCATTTGAAGTCAATTCTGTTGTTTACCCTGAGAGTTCTAGACAGTATCTTGATGTTATTAAGTATGATGGATTAGAACTTAAAGTTGGTGCTAAGATTGCATCTACTGGAAATATAAGATTTGGTATTTCTATTATATCCAGTCTTGCTACATTCCAAGTTGGAAATAGACTTTATAAGATTACATCTGGTGTTCAAGATTTGAATACTTACGCTATAATTACAGGTGTAGATATTCCAAATAATTATATCTACGCACAAGAGTTCCAAGGAACATTGACTAATGGTGATACTGTTGGTGATTATGGAGTACAAAGTTTCCCACAAGGTTATGCAAGTATTACTACTAAGGTAACAACTGCGGGTGCTGCAACAGCAACTGTTCAAGATATCAAGACTGTTGGTACTCTTAAGAGAGCATACTTAAGTGATGTTGTAGGAACATTTGATGTTAACGATGCTATTCAGAGTACTGATAATTATAAGGCAGCAGTTTCTGCTAAAGGTGATCTTAAAGCAAGAGTTAAGAGATCATTCAAAGGATTTGATGGTGTACAAACAACCTTTAATCTATCTCAGAATAATGGTACAAGTTATCTACCAGATCCTGCAGGACATTTATTGATATTCATCAATGGTATTCTACAACCACCAGGTGCTACAAACGCATATACTGCGTTCTCTAATCAGATTCAGTTTACTGAAGCACCTGATTTAGGAGCATCATTCACAGGATTCTATGTTGGTAAACTTAGACAGTTAGATGATATATCATTCGAGTTTGATTCATTACGTCAGTCATTCAACTTGAAACGTAATGATGTGTTCTACTCATTGACATTGACTGATGGTGTACAGTCATCATCAATTAGACCAGAGAACAATATCATCTGTTCATTGAACGGTGTTATACAGGAACCTGGTATAGGTTTTGAGATTGTTGGTTCTAGAATCATATTCTCTGAGATTCCTAGATTTGGATCTACATTCGTTGCGTTCTCATATGTTGGTTCTGAGGCAGACGTTGATGCTGCTGAAATTGTACCTCCTGTAGAACCTGGTGATAACATTAGAATACAGGGTGAAACTGAAGATAGAACAGTTGCTGTTATTGAATCTTCTAACTCACTTATTACATTTGATTATCTTGGATCTGTATTTGGTCAAGATGCTACTGCAACTGCTGCACTAACAACTGGATTTATTAAACAGGTACAGGTCACATCTGGTGGATCTAGTTATACTACAAGACCAACTGTAAGGGTTGACTCTATATCTGGTTTTGAAGGTAATATTAGAGCACTTGTAGGTGTTGGTGGAGTTACAATGAGTAATCAAGGTTCTGGATACCAAAATCCTGATATCGCAGTTGAAACTTCTGTTCCAGATGACTGGACTGCACCAGATTTAAGTCAATATGGTGAAGAAGTAGTAGACCCTGAGATAATCACATAAATACTTTATAGCAAAAATCTAGAGGAAGATGGCAAAACAAGCACTAGGTCTTGGTACAATCGCGAACGACAACACAGGGGATACCCTGAGAGCTGGTGGTGACAAGATCAACGATAACTTTTCAGAATTGTATTCTGCATTAGGTAATGGCACAACCCTTACAGTTAATGTCACAAACCCTGCTGCAGGACAAGTATTACGTTATAATGGATCTACATTCCTCCCCTCGGATTATACAAACCTTACAGCTGCCCTCGATGTCAATGGAAACTCTATCATCTCCTCGTCTAATGGAAATATTAACATCGCTCCCAACGGAACTGGTAATCTTACTTTGGGTGTTGGTTCCATTACTAGCACTTTCTCTGGCACTGACGGTTCAATCGACTTACCGACGACAGTAAAATATAAAAACGAATATACATCTCTTGCAGCTGCTCCTGCTGCAGCAACATATACTGGTTATTTCTTCACAGTAGATGGTGATGATAAACCTTATGTAAACATTAATATAACAGCAGGTGGTGTTGGAGATACTAGAGCAGCACTACTAACACAATATTCTGGTATTGATGACTTAGCAAACGTCGATGTCACAACAACTGCTCCAAACTTAAACCAGACTTTAAAATGGAATGGAACTAACTGGGTTCCTGCTGATGATAACGCAGGTGTTAGTTCTGTTAACTTGTTTGCTACAGTTGCAGGTGATTCAGGATCTACAACTGCTGACAGTCAAACAGACACATTAACAATCGCAGGTGGAACAAATATTACCACTGCAGTTTCAGGAGACACACTTACAGTCAATTTCTCTGGTACATTAACTACCACATTAGCAGCCTTAACGGATACAAACACTGCAGGTCTTACTCAAGGTGATAATCTATTCTATAATGGAACTTCATGGGTAGTTACTAGAAGTCCATTAACTTGGTATGAAATAGGTGCACCTGTAGAAGATGCAAGTAGTGACTTCTTAATATCAGGACCAGGACTTAATGGTGCAGTCCGAGACCCTACACTTTATGTTCATAGAGGTTTTAGTTATGCATTTGATAATAGTGTTGAGGGTGGAGGACATCCATTTAGGATACAGTCTTCTCAAGGTTTGACTGGTACTCCTTATACTACTGGTCAATCTGGTAGTGGAACTACTGTATTATATTGGACTGTTCCTTTGGACGCTCCTTCTACGCTGTATTATCAGTGTACACTCCATGCTGCAATGCAAGGAACTATCAACGTAGTGAGTTAATAAATGGCAAGAACCGTTCCAGGTACTGGTGCCGACATTGAACCTATCTTTGACGAAACGTTTGGTGTCCGTGCTGTAAGAGTTGTAAATGGTGGGTCTGGGTATACTCAGGCAGATCCACCTAGACTCACTGTGACTGGTTGTGGAACTCCAACAAGAGATGCAATATTATATCCAATTATAGATGAAGACTCAGGACAAATAGTTCACGTTCGTGTTCTTGATAGAGGTCTTGGTTATGATCCATTAAGATTACAAATTATTCCTGAACAGGAAACTCCTTTTGTTGTAAATTCATTTGATTTTAATAGAATTTGGCAACGTCATCCAAATAGTTTAACTCAAGGAACATTCGGTACTACAGGCACTCCTGCTAGAACAACAGATAGATTAACTATAGTATCAGACAATCATCCAAAACCTTCACAGGTTTATGCAACAGAAAGACAATCTGGTGGTTCTACAGATGTTCTTGATAGAAATTTTAATCAGACATTTATATTCAGAGGTGGTAAGGACGTTCCAAATCCTGGCACTAGAGATTTTCAGAGAAATAAAACATTAGGTATATTAGCAAATGGTGGTCTATTACATACCCCAGAGTGGGGTAGTACAGCTGGTGGAGCACCTATAAACTTTGCTATTGATACTGTAAAGTATGACTATGTAAAAAATACAAGTGTATATGATACAGTTCTTGATAGTCAAACACATTATTATCAGTCAAGTAAAACTATAGATGAATTTGCACTAACAAAAGGTGTATTTGAGTGGGGTTTACTTAGAGTATTTGTTTGGAATATTAAAGTAGAGTTTGACAATATAATGCTTAACGTTTCTAATGTTGATGAAACTTTAGGACAAGTAGAAGTTGGTAGAATCGTAGATGAAGTTAGTGGTACAGGTAGAGGTATAATATCAAAATTAGTTAGAGATGGTCAGAATGTTGTAACAAGGATATACCTTAGATCTCTTACAGGTGATTCATTTTCTCAAGAAGACCTATGTTTAGGATCCAATGGATTCTCATTTAAAGTAAGCGGTGCACCAAGAACATTTCCTGGCGGTATTTTTTATATTGATTTTGGTACTCATGCAAGTGAGTTCGGTCCTTTCACAGCTGGTCAATATTACTTTGCTCCACAAGATATTAAAGTACATGCTAATAATTTAATTATTTGGAATCAGGCAGATGCTAGTAATGGAATAACATCAGTACATACACAAGGTCATCCTATGCAATTTAGTACCACTGCTGATGGTACATTAAATGGTGGTACATTATATTACAATAGCACAGGTTCTTCAGGTGCTGTTGTTGCAGACTATGAGGAGAAATTCAAACCTTGGTTTATAATGAATCCAGATGAGAATAATAGAATTTACTATTATTGTCAGTTCCACAGATATATGTCTGGGTTTACAGGTGATGAAGGTTATATGACACTTGATAGTACTACACAGACTGGTACTGCAGGAGTTGTAAACAACACTTATTATATTGAAGGATACTATGGAAGTGGTGCTACATTAGATTATTCAAGATATGCGAATGGACATTCTAGAATATTGGGTATGTCATTTGATGGTTATCCAATTTACGGACCTTATGGAAGGACAGGTAATACATATGCTAGAGAAAGATCAGGATATAGATTAAGAACTACTCCAGAATTACAAGGTGCTAGACCAATAGTCACTACTGCTACTACAGTGACTTATGCTGTGACTGTATCTAATAATAAATTTCTTTTTGATGGAGCATCTCCTACCTTCTTGTCTTTGGATAGAGGAAAGACCTATGTCTTCAATCAACTAGATTCTTCAAATGCTCCATCTCAACATCTATTCATATCGACTACGAGTGATGGCTGGCATGCAGGATTAGTTGGAGATAGTGCATATCTTTATTCAGGGCAAGGTGTAGAATATTGGATTGATGGATCACAAAGACCATATCAAACATGGGTAAGTTTATTCAATAGTGCTACCACACAGAGAGAAGTACGTTTTACAGTTCCTGTAGATGCACCAGGTAATCTATATGTCTTTGCTTATATCACTGCAGGTATGGGACTAAGATTAGTTAATAGAGGTTATCAATTAGGAGACCTTGTTAATGATTATATCTTTGATGAGTCTGCTGCATGGTCAAGTTCAGCAAATTATGTTCAGTATAATACTGTAAGAAACGCAGGATATATTTACGAAGCAACTGCATCAATAAGTTCAGGTGGTACTGCACCCACACATACAAGTGGTACTACAAGTAACTGGAAATACTTAGCAGTTGTAGGAACTTTGGATGCTTATAATGGTAGATTCTCACAAACCCCAGAATATCCAAATGGAACTTATGCATATTATATGACTGAGGATGCTGCAGGTAATCCATCATATCCTTATGCTATAGGTCCCAAGTATTATGGTGTGCCTATATTTGAAGGAGGAACAGTTCCTCCATTAGCAATTAACTTCCCAGAAGGTGCTGAAGGTAATGTTGTTTTAAGTACAACTAACGCAGGTCAAATTGATTATATCAAGATGACAAAGTTTGGTGATAATTATTTCGGTCCTGCACAAGCAAGAATTTTAGGTGGTCAAGGAACTGGTGGTACTGGTAGTCCTATAGTCCAAACAGTTACAGGTTTATCTTTATTAAATGCAGGTAGAAGTTATGCAACTCCTCCAACACTTATTTTTGAAGGTGGTGGTGGACAAGGTGCACAAGGTGCTGCTGAGATTGATACTTTAGGTAAAGTTACAGGTGTTTCTATTGTTAATCCAGGTGAGTTCTATCAAGAACCTCCTTATATTCTTATTACTGGTGGTGGAGGTATAGGTGCAAAGGCAGAGGCAACTATATCACAAGGTTCTATAACAGGTATTAATATTACTGAACCAGGCACAGGATATACTTCTGTACCTAATATTATCTTCACAAAATTAGTACAATTAAAACGTAAAACTAGAGCAAGACAGGCATTTAACTCTTCTGCAATTTACTTAACTGGATTAGTTAAGAGTGTCACAGCTTCTGATACAAGCATATTTGTTGATTCTACTGACGTATATCCTGGCTCTGGATCAATCATTCTTAATAGAGAAACAATAAGTTATACTTCTAAATCTGCAGGTAAATTTACTGGTCTAACACGTGGTGTAAACTTTAACTATGATCAAAGAGTTATATTAGATCCTGGTCAAAATGATTCTAATGGTGTATCACTCTACAAATTTAATGTTGGTGATAGAGTTATTAGAAAAGTTGAAAACCAAAATAACAAAGTTGCTAAAGTATATGATTGGGATGCTAATACAAGAGAATTACTTGTTACCTTTGAAGTTGATGAACTAGCATTTATCGATGGTGGTAGAGCAGCAACTGAAGATGCTATCGTACAATTTGATGGTGGAGTTGCAGATAGTTCTGCTGCAGGAGTATTACCACATGTAATTCTTACAACTGCAGGTTCTTCTATCGATCTATTGACAGAACCTCTATCTGTATTAGCAGATAGATCTTTTGAAGATATTATACCAACTGGTGCACCTGATGGTATTCCAGATTTAAGTAATGCTAATACCACATATGCAAATCAAATTGCACTTGATGGTGGTATATACAATTCACTTTATGGTATTGAAGAAACACAGGGTGGTACTAACACAACTCTATTCCAAGTTGGTGATAACATCAAAGATGGTGATGTACCATTTAAGTTTGCAACAATTACTGCTGCAGGTGGATTATCAGAGGGTGTTGAACACACTGCACTGATTAATATAACATTAGATCAAACAACTGGTAATGGACAGAACTTCTCTACTAACGAAATAGTTAGTGGTTCTGTATCTGGTGTACAAGCAACTGTTGTTTCTTGGATACCTTCAACAGGTGTATTACAAGTTAAGGATGTTATACCTTTCAATACTAATAATATAAATGTTGGTATTGCAGGTTATCTTTATGAGTTCTCACAAAAGAATACTATTGTTGACTTTGTGATTACAAATGTGGGTACTAACTATACTGCAGTTCCTACTGTAGCAATAGAAAATACAGGTGATATACAAGCAACTGGTACTGTAGTAATGACTGCTGCAGGAGATCAGGTTGCATCAATTACTATAAACAATGGTGGATATGGTATTCCACAAACTGTAGATGGAACTTATGCCTTACATCCTACAGTTACATTCACTAATAATGCCAGTGATACTACTGGTGCTAACGCTGCTGCACAGGCAGTTTTAGGTGGAGAACTTATCAACGGAAATGGCGGTGCCTCTTATAGAATTAAGAGTATCGAATATTCTGCAATAGTTCGATCGAAATAGGCATAAATAAACAGGAGGACATAATAGTCACATACAATGGCAGCTCTATTAACAGACCAATTTAGAATTTTTTCAGCACAAAAGTTCATAAAGGCACTTGAAGGTCCTAATGCAACCGAGAGTGATACGGTTGCGGGTGCAACAAGAGATAGGTTATATCTTTTCATTGGTAGACCACAAACATGGGATAATGAAAACTCACCGCCTCAGGCAGTGGATTCATTCTCAGAGTTTTCTGGTTCTTATGATGACATGGTATCCCTAAAAAGAGTGCTGGCTTCAGATACCGTGCAGGTTGTTCGTAGAATTGACTGGGTATCCCCAGAACAAACTACTGGTGGATTAGGTTTTACCTATGACATGTATCGTCATGATTACTCACCTAGTAAAACTGCTGCTTCTGGTGCGACTAAACTTTACGACTCTGATTTTTATGTCGTAAACTCTCAGTATCAAGTATATAAAGCAATCTACAATGGAACTTCTCCGTCCGATCCAAATGGCAAGCCTAGCACTGTCGAGCCTACTGGTACTAGCACTAGCATCATTACTACTGGCGATGGGTATCGTTGGAAGTACATGTACACTATTCCAGTTGCAAGCGTTCTTAAGTTTTTCTCAAACGACTACATGCCAGTATTCACCAACGCTGCTGTTCAAACCAACGCAGTCGCAGGTGAAGTCGATACTGTTGTTATTAACGCAGCTGGGTCTGGTTACAACAATGGTACCTACGATAATGTAGCGATCAACGGTGATGGAACTGGTGGTCGTGTTTCTATTGTTATTGACGGTGGTAAGATTATATCTGCTACTGTAACATCTGGTGGTACTGGATATACATTCGGTAAAATCAGTGTAGACAACATAACTGGTATCGGTACTGGTACTGGTGGACAAGTTGATGTTATCATTCCACCACCTGGCGGACATGGTAAGGACTCAGTTGTTGAACTTGGTGCTTTTAGAACCATGATCAACGCTAAACTCTCATATGATGAGGGTGCAGGAGACTTCCCAGTTGATAACGACTACAGAAGAATTGGTTTAATTACTAATCCTCTTAAGTATGGTACTGCAGAACTTCTTTCTGACTTGACAGTTTCTGCAACAAAAGCGGTTATTTTCTCTCCAACATTCCAAGGTAATTACGTTCCTGACGAAATTATCACACAAACAAGAGTTGTTGGTGGTACAAACGTGACTGCAAGAGCACGAGTAATCTCATGGAATGCTACAACTAAAGTTTTGAAATATTATCAAAACGCAGTTGATGGTATCTTCCCAGAAGTTACTGGTACACAAAATGAATTTGATGGTTCAAACGTTGTAAGTGGTGCAACATCAGGTGCGGCTGGTGCTCCAGACGTAAACTTCCCTGCTGTTCCTAACTCATCAGCAAGAACAATCAACAATACAGAGTATGACTTAGGTATGAAATTTAACAATGGGTATGCTAAACCTGAAATCGAGTCAAATAGCGGTGACGTTGTTTACATAGATAATAGGCGAGCAATCAGTCGTGCGAACGACCAAGTAGAAGATATTAAAATCGTAATCGAGTTCTAATGGCACAAAATACTAATTTAAACGTAACACCGTATTACGACGACTTTGATAAAACGAAGAACTTTTATCGAGTACTGTTCCGTCCTGGTTTTCCAATACAGGCAAGAGAACTTACTTCGATGCAAAGTATCTTGCAGAATCAGGTTGAAAACGTTGGTGCACATCTATTCAAAGATGGTGCAATGGTTATACCAGGTCAAGTTGGTTATGACTTAAACGTTGACTGTATCTTAGTTCAAGAGTCTTTCTTGGGTGCTGACGTTGAATTGTATAGATCTCAACTTACAGATAAAATTATTACTGGTTTGACATCAGGAGTCAAAGCAAAAGTATTATATAGTATTTCTGATACCGTATCTACAAAAGGTTATATCACATTATATGTTAAGTATATTGAATCAGGTGGTACAGGAAATACACAACAATCATTTTCCAACAATGAACAGTTAATTACTGATACTGAAATAACTTTCGGTACAACTTTGATTGAAGTTGGATCACCATTTGCACAGTTATTACCTACAGGTGCATTACAGACTGGTTCTGTTGCATATGTTCAAGATGGTGTTTACTTTATTAGAGGTTTCTTTGTTGATGTACCTTATCAATACATTCTATTAGATCAGTATGGAACCAACCCCTCCTATCGTATCGGACTTGATATTCAAGAGTCAATCATCACCCCAGAAGATGACCTTAGCCTCAACGATAATGCTGCAGGAACATCTAACTATGCTGCTCCTGGTTCTCATAGATTTAGAATCACCACAAATTTAGTTAAGAAACTTCTTACAGATGATGCTGATAAAGACTTTATTGAACTATTACGTATCAATAACTCTAAAGTAGAACAGTTAGTAGATCGTAGTGCATATAGTGAATTAGAAAAAACAATGGCAACCAGAACCTTTGAGGAATCTGGTGATTACGTTGTAAAAGATTTTGACATTAATATTAGAGAGAACTTAGATAATACATTTAATAATGGTGTTTATGCTGTAGGTTCTACAACATCTCAAGGTAATACCACTGCAGAAAACATGTATGCAGTTGAGTTTGGTCCTGGTACTGCATATGTAAAAGGATATAGAGTTTCTACTTTATCTCCAACATATGTTGACTTAGAAAAACCAAGAGATACACAGTCTGCACAGAATGTAAATATACCTTTTGAGGTTGGAAACTTTGTAAATGTAAACAACATATATGGATTTCCTAATGCTACAGGTTCTTCATTAGCTAATGCATATCAAGTTGCTCAGATAAGAGATGCATTTACAAGTTCACCAGGTACAGGTGCAGGTAATATTATAGGTTATGCTCGTATATTATCGTGTGAATATTCTCAAAATTTAGACGCAACATTTGGTGATGCAGATGATGTTTATAAGACAGTATTGTTTGATATTCAAATGTTTACCATTTTGGATATGGCAGCTTCAGTTAGTGTAACTGCAGGTTCTCAAGTTGTTGGTGCTACATCTGGTGCAAGAGGATACGTCACAGAAACATTCTCTGCTGATCATATTGACTTGTATCAAGTTGAAGGTCAGTTCCAAGCAGGTGAAATGATAACTGTTGATGGATTAAATTTAGATACAGTTAATAATATTCACTATTATAACTTCTCTGATGCAAGACAACTTGTAGCAAGAGATGAAAGCACATCTGCTGTAGAGTTTAGTGCTGATATTATTCTTGAAGATGTTGCAGTTGTACAAGGTAGTACATTTACATATGATGCTACAGGTAGTGCAGAAAAAATTACTGGTTTACAATCAAACTTTGCTTTAGATTTAAGACCTGGCGATAGATTATATTTCAATAATACACAATATGTTGATGTAGATAAGGTAGATCCTAATGCATTACCTACAACAGGTATATCATCTATATTTGATTATACATCAGCTACAGGACAAACAGTCAAAGTAGATCCTACTGCTGCTCCTTCTGCAGGTACATATACTGCATTATTAAGATACCGTGCAAAACTATTTGAAGTAGAAAATGCAGATCTTCTTAGTCCAATGCCTAAGAAGTATATCAAATCAATTTCTGATGAATCTATGACTGTCAGAAGAACATTTGATGCACAAACAGTATCTTCTAACTCTATATCAATTACTCTTCCAGAAAATGAACAGTTTGCTTCTATTACAAATGAAAACTATACTATAGTTGTATTAGCAGGATCAAACAGTTCTTATGCTGTAGGTGCTGAGATACCTCTAAACACATCATCATCTGGTACTATTGGTTATACAACCTTTACATCATCTGAACAAACTACTTTACAGGTTGAAAACTTAACATCAATTACATCTGTAAAAGTTACTGCTACAATATCTAAGAATATAGCAACCAGAAAAACAAAGACTGAAAATCAGATGTTTGTTATGAAGGTTAATAAGACTATACAAAATTTAGACAAGCAAAATTATAATTTAACTTACTCTAACTTATTTGGTACACGTATTGAAGATAGAGAAATATCTTTAGGTGTATCAGACTGTTATAGATTACATGCTGTATATGAATCATTTGATGATGCAGATCCAGTATTACCTTCTGTCACTATTGTAGAACCAACATTCTTTGCTACTGGTACTATTGTAACAGGTGCAACTTCTAAGGCAAGAGCAAAAGTTATTGACTTTGCTTCAGGTAGTTTGACACTATCATTAGTATATCTTGAAGGAGTATTTGTTGCAGGTGAAACTATCAATGGTGTTAATAGCAGTGGTATTGCTATTAGTGCTATTATCAATGACTCTGCAGGATCAATTATTGCAGGATCTAAAGTTGTTACTGATAACTACTTCCTTGAAGTAAATCAAACTGGATTTATATACGATATTTCTAAGATTGTAAGAAAGAAAGGTGTTGCAGTTCCTCTTAGAAAATTAAAAGTAGTTATTGATTACTACACACACTCTGCGACTGGCGATTACTTTGGAGGTCAGTCATATCTTTCTACAGATTATAGTGATATTCCGTTCTTTGGTGTCAAATTTATGGCAGATTATCTGGACTTTAGACCAGGTGTTAGGAATTTATATACTGGAACTGGAACAGTTGCATCACCTGCATATGTTCAAGCATCTACATTTGATTTTAATTCAAGATTATTCAATGTAAGTGGTACTCCTACTGCTACAGTCTTTGACGTTCCTAAAATCAATACAAGTATGCGTTGTGATTTTGATTGGTATCTACCAAGAACTGACAAAGCATTCATATCTCCTGATGGTGAGTTCCAAATTATCAAAGGTAAATCTGCTGAAAGACCTTTAGAACCAGATGATTTAAAAGATGGTATGCTCTTAGCAGTCATAAATCATAAACCATATGGTTTTGATCCTGAAGCAGATGTTGCGATAGTGAGATCTGATAACAAACGTTATACCATGCGTGATATCGGTGGTATAGAACGTAGATTAGATCAAGTAGAATACTATACTTCGTTAAACTTATTAGAGACTGATACTTATAATACCAAGATTATAGACGCAGATGGCAAAGACCGTCTTAAGAATGGTTTTATTGTAGATGATTTTTCAGATCACGGTAAGTCAGACACACAAAACGAAGACTTTAGTGCTGCATTAGATTTCAAACAAGGTTATGCTAGAGCATCTCACTACACTACAAACATAGGTCTTGAGATTAATAATTCACTATCAACTAATTTCCAAGCAACTGGTCCTCTAATTACTCTGCCATATACAGAACTAAAGATTATTGATCAACCATATGCTTCTAGAGTTGAGAACATCAACCCATTCAACGTATTTACTTACATTGGACGTATTGATTTAACTCCTGCATCTGATGACTGGTTAGATACACAGAGACTTCCAGTTCAAGTAACACAAGTAGAAGGTGATTTCCAAGCGGTATCATCTGAAATGAATCTTGATCAAAATGGTTTTGCTCCTATCCAATGGGGTGCGTGGAGAGATCAGTGGACAACTGAAAGAGTTATTGGTTCAAGAGTTCAAAGAAACTCTGGATGGTTAGAAGAGGATATCGGTAGATCACCAAGACCTGATGTTTGGGGTGGTCGTGGTATGCGTCGTGTTAATAGAATAACTGATATTGAAGTTACAACTGGACAAACAAGAACAGGTGTAAGATCAAGAGTTATACCTAGAATAGATCGTAGATCATTAGGAGATAGTATTGTTTCAACCACAGTTATTCCTTGGATTAGATCTAGAAACGTTAAGTTTGTAGTTGAAAGACTAAAACCAAGAACAAGAGTATATGCTTTCTTCGATGGAAGATCAATTGATGAATACATTACTCCTAAAGTCGTTGAACTTATTAAAGATCCATCAACAGATAATCGTACAAACTCAACACCTTTTGTTATTGGTGAGACAGTTATAGGTCAAACATCTGGTGCTAGATTCAGAGTAGCAACACCTAATGCAACATTTGCATACAATCCATATGATGATAGTGTATTACCTTCATCTTATGCATCTACAACTGCAATTCTAAACATAGATTTAGCAGCAAGTGCAAACCAAGCAACTGGACAATTCTTTGGTAATTTCCAAGTTGGTGAAGTTATTATCGGAACATCTGGTGCTAAAGCAGTTATTAAAGATCGTAGATTAGTATCTGACCGTTTTGGTAAGTTAAGAGGTTCATTCTTTATTCCTCCAACAAATGTACCTGGTAATCCAAGATGGAGAACTGGTACAAGAACAATGAGATTGACCACTTCTCAAGAAGATTCAAGATTAGCAGGAGCAGTAGATTCATCTGCTGAAGTAGAATACGAAGCAAAAGGAACTCTTAATAGAGTCCGTGAAAATGTTCTTGCTGTTAGAAACGCTGAAGTTGTTCGTGATACAGTTACTCAAGATAGAACAGTTCGTTCTACTAGAACTGAGACAAGACAAATCGGTTGGTATGACCCTCTTGCACAGTCATTCATTAGTGATGAAACTGGTGGAGTATTCATAACATCTGTAGATGTTTACTTTAATACTAAGGATACAAACATTCCTGTTTCTATGCAAATTAGAACAATGGAAAATGGATATCCAACAACAAGTATTCTACCATTCTCTGATGTCACTAAAGAACCTGCAGATATTCAGATATCTGAGACAGGTGCTGTTGCAACTAAATTTACATTTAGAGCACCAGTTTACATCCCACAGTCAATTGAACATTGTTTCGTTCTTTTATCTGACTCTAACTCATATAAGATTTGGATATCAAGAATGGGTGAAATTGATATTACTGGTGACAGAACTATATCTGAGCAACCATATGCAGGTGTTCTATTCAAATCACAGAACGCATCTACATGGACTGCAGACCAGTATGAAGATCTTAAATTTGCAATCTATAGAGCAGACTTTAACAATACTGCAAGTAGTAAATTAGTTTTAAATAACATTTCACTTGAAGAAGGTAATGGTGGTAAACTCTTATTAAGAAGAGATCCTATTCAAACATTCGTACCAGAAATTGTATTGAATATGAACTCACAGATTGCAACTACTCCTTATACAATAGGTGCTCGTATCTATCAGAAGACATCATTAGCACAAGGTACAATTGCTTCGTTTGTCGATACTACACAGGGTGTACAGTTAACTATCAAAGATATTACAGGAACATTCGTACAAGGTTCTTCTACTACAAATGGCATTGTTTCATCTAAAACAACTGCTACATTAACTGTTGCTGCTACATCTGGTTATGCAATCGGAGACGTAATTACAGGAGGCACATCAGGTGCTACTGCTACTATCACTGCTGTCACAAACAGCACAACTCTTGCTATAAACTATGCTTCTAAAGCATTCTCAAATAGTGAGACTATTACAGGAGATGGTGCAGGTGGTGGTACTGCAAGTCAGCAAACAACACTTCCTAGTTCAGGAACTAACTTTGTTCCTGCAGGAGACGCAGTATCAAGTGGTGCTATACAACCTGCTTTCCCTGATGCAACACCAACATATGCTACAACTCAAAGAAAAGTAAAAATATTCCATAGTAATCATGGTATGCATGATCCGTTGAATAATGTTACTGTAGAAAATGTAGAATCAGAAGTATCACCAACTTACTTGACTGCATCTATATCTGCTAGTGATACATCGGTCTCTGTTAATGATGCAACTGCATTCCATAAGATTATTAATGGTGCAGCAATAAGTGCAAGTAATCCTGGCTATGCTAGAATTTGGAATTCTACTCAAGGTCTTGCTGCTACATTTGCTGAAATTGTATCCTACAGTGCAATCAGTACTGATGGTAAAACAATAACTGTTCATGAGAGGGGATTAAACGGTACAACTGGAAGATCTCATGCTGACGAAACAGTTATTGAATGTTATAACCTTGATGGTATTCCTTTAACAGAAATCAACAAGACACATACTGGTATTATGAATCCAACTCTTGACAGTTATGAAATCACAACCAGTTCTATTGCTAGACTTGGTATTGTGGGTGGTGGAATTAATACAGTCGCAACACAAAATATTCAATATGAGATCTTAGTACCTCAGATTGAAAGAATGTTACTTCCTAAAACTGGTCTTGCTGCAAGAATTAATACTATCAGTGGTACATCAATCAATGATGGTAATCAAGTTCTAGAATCATCATTCTCTAATGATGGTGTATTCAGCGATATAATATTAAGTGAAGATAATCCTTTATTGGCACCTTCTCTAATATGCTCAGGTATCAATGAATCATCTGAACTTAGTGGTGCTAAGTCATTCAGAATGGATCTTACAATGACCAGTGGAGTGACAACTCTATCACCAGTCATTGATACTGATAGAATGTCAATTACATGTGTATCAAATAGAATCAATAAACCAACCAATAGTAATACTGCTAAACTATCTGTTGGTGATGAACATGATGCTGTGTATATTACTCGTGTTGCAAACCTTGTAAATGCCTCTGGATCTATTAAAATATACTTCAGTGGATACCGTCCAACAGGCAGTGAGATTAAGGTGCTATATAGAGTACGTCCAGTTGGATCAACAGATCCAATACAACAATTAGGTTATGAATTTTTCCCAACAACAGGTGCTAAAATACCTGCAACGTCGGAAAGAGAAGTATTTTATGAATATGAATATGAGGTATCTGGACTAAGTTTTGACCAGTATCAAATTAAAGTTATATTCGTATCACCTAATCAGGCATACTCACCTATCATCAAAGACTTTAGAGCAATAGCACTTGCAGTATGAGCCAAATTCCCGTACAAGATGCCGAAAGATGGTTTAGAGATTCATCAACTGGATCTCTTTCATGTGCAGATCAAGATACTTATAAAAAGTATATGGCTGCTCGTAAGGCTGAACAAGTTAAGAAACAACAATTTGAGACTTTACAAAATGATGTTTCTCTGCTAAAATCTGATATGAGTGAGATCAAATCTCTACTACTAAAGTTAGCTAACAATTAATTATGACCGATAGTACATTGGAAAAGGTTTCTCAAGTTGAAATGATGCGTCAATTTAAGGAACGATATGCAAAATGCATAGAGGAAAACAAACAACTTGCCAACAAAATTCGAGAGAATGAGGCAACAGCATTAAAGCTTCAAGGTGCTTTAGAAGCATTGGAGTATTACAATCCACCAGTAGTGGATGAAGAGCCTCCAGTAGAAACTGAAACAGAAACTGAGGGAACATAAGTTCCCTTCTTTTTTGAGCATAAATAACTTGGAAGCATGTTATAGTTAAAGTCCTAATTAAAAATGGCAAATAGATTACAATTAAGAAGGGGTGGTGCTCAGGAATGGGCAAACGCAAACCCTACTCTTGCTCAAGGTGAATTGGGTATTGAGTTAGATACAGGTCGATTTAAAATCGGTGATGGTGTATCTGCATGGAACACTCTGAGATATGAACGCCCAGTAGAATCAACTTCAAACACTGCAAATACTCTTGTACAAAGAGATGCAGATGGTAATTTTGCTGCAGGTACTATAACTGCGACTATAATTGGTAATTCATCAACTGCTGCTAGACTTGCTTCAACTAGACAGATTCAACTTTCCTCAGACGTTACTGCTACAGGAAACTTTGACGGATCTACAAACTTAAACCTTGTTGCTTCATTAGAACTTCTACCAACACTACCTCATTATGATGGTACTGGTAATTCATCTGGTACATACACAAAAGTTGTAGTAGATGCAAAAGGTAGAATAACAAACGCTTCTTTCCCATCAACACTTGCTGATTATAATTTAAACGGAACTGTAGAAGGTTCTTCTGCTCAACCATATGACCTTGACTTGGTTGCAATATCAGGACTTACTACTACTGGTATTATATCAAGAACCAGTGGTGGAAATATGGCAACCAGAACTATTACTGGTACTGCTACAAGAATTTCTATAGTTAATGGTAATGGTGTTTCTGGAAACCCAACAATAGATATTGTTGCAACTGCTGTAGTACCAGGTAACTATAATACGGAATCCCTGACATCTGTAAATGCTGTTGGTTCTAGTTCAGAACCCTTTGGTACACAGACAGTTAATGCTACTAAGTTCACTGTAGATGACCGTGGTAGATTAACATCTGCAACTAATGTACCTATCGCTACAGCTGTAGAAGGTACAACTGCCCTAGATTATAATGCAGCGACTTCATACGTTAGGTATGATATTATTAAGAATGCTTCAAAAGTTTATCAAGCATTACAATCTATTTCTGCAGGTGCAGGTGCTCCTACTCATAGTAGCGGTGACACTGGCGGGTGGAGATATCTCGCTGCCGAAAGCACAGAACAGAAAGGATTGGCATCCTTTGCCCAAGAAGACTTTGACGTAACTGCAGGTGGTCATGTAACTGTTGCTGCTGCAGGTATAGACAATACACAATTACAAAACAATAGAGTATCTTTTGCTGATGGTAATTCTGTTGAGCATTTTGAATTAGATCAAGAACTCACCACAACAACAGGATACAGAGGATTTACTGGAATAAATTATGTAAATGTAAAGAATACCTCAGGTGGTTTATTATTTGCTGCTAATAACACAGGTGATAGTGGCAACGGTGAAGTAGATATTAATGTAAAGACTTTATTCAGTGATCCTGATTTCATTCTTGATGGTGCTACAGCACAACAGATTGTTAAATCTGGTGATGGTATTCTTAATATTGAACTTTCACAGAATAGTTCTTCTGCTAGAAACTTTACTATTGCTTCTACTAACGCAGGATCTGGCACAAGTACATTAACTCTTACTGCAGAAGATGTTGTTGACATCGATGCATCTGCTGCTACTGGTAAAGTTCATGTTGAAGATGCAAGATTCCAAGACAACTATATTGCAACTTCAAATGCTACAATGCATCTTGATCCAGGTGATGATAGAGCAATCACTGGATTAGTACGAGTTCACGGAGATTTACAAGTAGATGGTACGACGACGACAGTTAATTCAACAGTTACAACAGTGGATGATCCCATCATTACTCTTGGTGGCGATACTGCTCCTGCTAGTGATGACAATAAAGATCGTGGTGTTGAGTTCAGATATTACGATAATCAAGCAAGAGTTGGTTTCTTTGGATATGATGACTCATACACCGACCTCGGAGGACACGTCGGAGGATTCACATTTTTACACAACGCCACAAATACTTCAGAGGTCTTTAGTGGAACAGCGTCAGGTATAACTGCAGGTAACTTAAAACTTACAACAAATACAAACTCAACATCTAATACTACTGGAGATTTGGTGGTTGCAGGTGGTGCAGGTATTGGAGATGATGTTAATATTGGTGGATTATTAGATGTAGATGGTACATTCCGTGCTAATTCTACAAGTAGATTTGATGATAATATTGTATTCCAAGGTGCTTCTAAGACCTTAGAACTTAAAAACGGATCAGGAACTACTAAAACTACACTTCATACCACTACAGGTAATGTTGATGTAGGTGGTATCCTCACAGTCACTGGTAATATAGATGCTAACGCTGATGCTGCTATATCAGGTGATATTCATTTAGAAAGCACAAACGATATTACTACTGCCAAGAACGGAACTACTGGTGCTTGGGAGATTCAATCAAGTGATTATGGTGCACTTAGACTTGATGGTGGTTTCTATGTAGCAGGATCTGGTCTGATTGATGGTACGTTGCATGTTAATGGTCCTATTGAAGTTAAGGATAGTGCAACAGAAACTGAATCTAGATTGAACTGGTTGAGAGTTAGATACAGAGGTCGTTTTGGTGACACTTATCAAGCATCTCCTTCTTATGCTTCTCATAACTTCTCCACTATAAAAGCACATGGTGGTGCAGGTATTATGAAATCCTTGTACGTTGGTGCTACAGCGTCAGGAGAGAAGTTCTCAGTTGGTAAATTAAACAGTGGTGATACAGAGAAGTTTAGTGTTATTGGTGCAACTGGTGATACAGATATTCAAGGTACTTTGAATGTCGAAGGTAATACAACTATTCAAGATTCTGTCACTATCAATGCATCAAATGAAAACTTTAAGATTCAAAATGGATCTGCAGTTGATAAGTTTACAGTAGATACAGATAATGGTAATACAGTAATTGAAGGTACAGTTAATATTAATGGTGTTACTGATATTGATGCTGATTTCGCAGTTAGAAACGGAACGACTGATAAGTTCTTTGTCGATAACGTAACTGGTAATACTAATATTGAAGGTACGCTGACTGCTGATGGTCATACTGAATTAAATTCAACACTTAATGTCGATAGTAATACAACTATTGGTGGACAATTAACTGTCACAGGTGCATCTGAATTTAACAGTGCAATGAATGTAGATGCAAACTTTGCAGTTAGAACAGGTACAACTAATAAATTTACTGTTTCATCAGCTGATGGATCAACTAATATATCTGGTTCTTTAACTGTTGCAGGTCAAACATCTATCAACGATTCTTTACTTGTTGCAGGTGATAACGAAATTTTTGAAGTTAGAAATGCTGCCCAGACAACTAAGTTTCAAGTTGATACTGATAACGGTAATACAACTATTATCGGTACCTTAACTGTTAATGATGGAACTCAGATTAACGATACATTCCAAACATCTGGTGTCAATACATTTACAAATAATACAGAACAAACTCTTACAGGAACATATGCTGCTGATGGTGCTGTAAGACTTACTGGTGGTGCAGGTATTGGTAAAAACTTAGCAGTTGGTGGCGGGCTTAGGGTTTATGGTGGAACTGAATTATCAGGTGCTCTTGATCTTAATAGTAGTGCAAATATATCAGGTTCAACAATCGTTGAGAACCAATTAATTGTTAAGGCAGATAATAAGTTCTTCAAAGTACAAACAGCTGGTGCTGTTGATAAGTTTACGATAGATACCGACAATGGTAATACAGTATCACAAGGTGATTTAACTGTAGCTGGAGATGTTAATGCCCAGTCTAACTTAATTGTCACAGGTAATCTTACAGTTAATGGTACAACTTCTACAGTTAACTCAACAACGGTCACTATAGATGATCCTGTATTTACTCTAGGTGGTGATACTGCTCCTGCATCAAACGATGGTAAAGATAGGGGTATTGAATTTAGATATTTTGATGGATCTGCTAAACTTGGTTTCTTTGGATTTGATAGATCAACTCAAGAATTTACTTTCTTAACTACTGCTACTAATAGTAGTGAAGTTTTCTCAGGAACTGATGCTGCATTAAGAATTGGTTCTTTAAATGTCACTGGTGCAGGTACATCTGTTGATATTGATAATAACTTAAATGTTGATGGTACAGCAACAGTTGATGGTCAGATAATTTCTCAACTTGCTCAGGGTGTTGCACCATTCGTAGTTGCATCTTCAACTAAAGTCAATAATCTTAACGCAGATTTCCTTGATGGATTAACTACAAGTGCTACAGACACAACTGGTAATAGTGTTGTAACTAGATCATCTGGTAATTTCTCTGCAGGACAAATCACTGCTGCAACTGGAACTGGTGCTGCTGCAGGATTCTTAGGAAACGCATCAACTGCTGATGCATGGAAGACTGCAAGAACACTTACTATTGATGGTGTAGTAGATGGTTCAGTATCAATCAATGGTGCTTCTGATCCAACACTTACAGTTACATTTAATGATGCAGATATAACTGCACTTGCTGCACAGACTGGTACAGGATATATGGTCAGAGATGGTGCGAATAGTTATGCTCATCGTACGTTCCAAGTCACAGCATCTTCTGGTATTACACTAACAAATGCTGATGGTGTATCTGGTAATACTACAATCAACGTAGCATCTGCAAGTACAAACGCTGCAAACAACTTAGTCTTACGTGATGCATCTGGTAATTTTGCTTCTAACGTAATTACTGCTACTTCTTTCTCAGGTAATCTTATAAAATCTACCACTTTAGCTAAAGATATTAAACCTGAAACAAATTCAACATATGATTTAGGTTCTAGTTCTGCAAAATGGGCAAATATCCATGCTGATGCTGCTACCATTACTACTACCACAGGTAATTTAATTGGTAATGTAACAGGTAATCTTGTAGCAGCTACCACTCAAGCTAAAGATATAGATCCTGCTATAAATTCAACATACGATTTAGGTTCTAGTTCCTTAAAATGGGCAAATATCCATGCTGATGCTGCCTCTATTGGTACTACTACAGGTAATGTAATAGGAAATCTTACTGGTAATCTTGTAGCAGCTACAACTGAAGCTAAAGATATTAAACCTGCTTTAAATTCATCGTACGATTTAGGTTCTTCTACCTTAAAATGGGCAAATATTCATGCTGATGCTGCTGCAATCGCCACCACCACAGGTAATTTGGTCGGTAATGTAACGGGTAATCTTGTAGCAACTACAACTGAATCCAAAAATATAGTTCCTACTTTAAATTCATCGTACGATTTAGGTTCTAGCACTAAACAATGGGCAAATATTCATGCTGATGCAGGAAATATTGATGCTATTACAGGTAATTTGACTGGTAATGTCACAGGTAATCTTGTAGCAGCTACCACTTTAGCTAAAGATATTAAACCCGATACAAATTCAACATACGATTTAGGTTCTTCTACCTTAAAATGGCAAAATATTTACGCTGATGCTGCTGCTATTGCTACTACTACAGGTAATGTAGTTGGTAATCTTACAGGTAATCTTTTAGCAGCTACAACTGAAGCTAAAGATATTAAACCTGCTTTAAATTCAACATACGACTTAGGTTCTAGTTCCTTAAAATGGCAAGATATTTTTGCTGACGCTGCTTCTATTGGTACTGTCACAGGTAATGTAGTTGGTAATCTTACTGGTAATCTTGAAGCTGCAACAACTCAAGCTAAGGATATAGATCCTGCTTTAAATTCAACATATGATTTAGGTTCTTCTACCTTAAAATGGCAAAATATTTTTGCTGATGCTGCTTCTATTGGTACTACTACAGGTAATTTGGTCGGTAATGTCACAGGTAATCTTGTAGCAAATACAACTGAATCAGCTAATATAATTCCTGATACAAATGGAGTATACAGTCTAGGTTCTAGTACTAAAAAGTACATGAACGTTTTTGCTGACGCTGCTGCCATCACTACTATTACAGGTAATTTAACTGGAACTGCAACTCAAGCAGCGAATATTAATAATCATGATACTGATGCTTTATCTGAAGGACTTAATAATCTATACACTACTGCTGCAAGAACCAGAGGACACTTTACATATGGTACAGGTATTGAGCATGATGGTGCAGGTGGACTTGCTGTAACTCAGTCAGATATCAATACTGATAATCTAACTGAAGGATCTACAAACGTATTCTTTACAGATACTAGAGCAGATGCAAGAGTTGCTGCTGCGACTGGTGCAAACTTAGATCTAAGTCAGAAGACTACTACAAACCTTGCAGAAGGAACTAATCTATATCATACAGAAGCAAGAGTACAAACAAAACTTGATCATGCGTTTGAGCAACTCAAAGCAATGTTGAATAATCTTGCAACTTCTACTACATTAAAACTAAATCTATCTGGTGATCCTACACCTGGTTCAGTTGTCACTCTTGGATCAATATCATCAAATGGTGTTGGTGGATACACAGCTGGGACAAACGTTGCCACAACAGCATCTGCATTAGGAACTGGATTGACAGTTGATACTACAGTAAATGCTGATGGTGCTATTACAGCAATTGCATTGAATCAAGCAGGAACTGATTATGTGATAGGAGAAACAATAACAATTCCTAACTCCAATCTTGGTGGTGTTGATACTCTTAACTTGGGTACATTATCTGGTGGTGTTGGTGGATTTTCAGCAGGAACTGGTGTTGCTACAACAAACTCTGGATCTGGTGATGATGCCCTAACAGTCAATACTACAGTCGATGGAAACGGAGCAATAACAAACGTTGTTATTAATGCTGTAGGAACAGGATATGCTGCAGGTGATACAATCACAATTACGAACCCTAACGCAGGTGGTGCAGCAACAGTTGACACACTTGTAGGTGGTACAGGATATGCAAACGGAACTGCTATTGCTACAACAACTGTTGGTTCTGGATCTGGTTTAACACTTAACTTAACAACTTCAAATGGAGTTGTCACAGGTGTAGCAATAAATGGTGCAGGATCTGGATACGCAGTTGATGATACTATTACAATCGTAAATGCTAATGCATCTGGTGTTAAGACACTTGGATCTATCGCTACTGCAGGAACAGGATACGCAACTGGAACTGCAATCGCAACAACCAATGATGGATCTGGTTCAAACTTTACCGTTGACATATCATCTGTAGATGCCTCTGGTGCGATTACAGCAGTAGCAATTAATGATGATGGATCTGGATATACAGCTTCAGATACTATTACAATCGTAAATGCTAACTCAGGTGGCGTTAAGACTCTTGGTTCATTCAGCGATCCAGGTACAGGATACGCAAACGGAACTGCTATCGCTACAACATCATCTGGATCAGGAACTGGATTGACTCTTGATATTACAACTTCAAATGGAGTTATAACAGATGCAACAATTAATAACGATGGATCTGGATATGCAGCATCCGAAGTTATAACTATTGTTAACGCTAATGCATCTGGTATTAAGACCGTAGGAAACTTTGGTGCAACTGATTCATCAAGAACTCCTGGCACTTATACCTTAGGAACATCTGATTATGCTACTCAGGCATCAGGTGCTAATGCAACATTCACCGTTGTTATTGGAGTTGGTGGTACTGTTGATTCTATCACTGTCACAGATGATGGATCAGGTTTCATTGTTAATGAGACAGTTACAGTTGCCGATGCTCAATTAGGTGGTGGCGGTGGTGCTGATCTTACCTTTGATGTCACAGCGATTCATGGAAATGGAGCACAGATTCCAGTATCTGCAATTCATGGAAATGGATGTACAATCCCAGTATCAGAGATTCATGGAAATGGAGCAACAATTGATATTGCTACGATCTTTACTAACGCAACTGTTAACGTTGCAACTGTATTCACTAATGCTACCTTCAGTCTATCCGACATCACAACTATGGAGATTGGAGCAACACTGACTGGAACAACTTCCAACAGTTCGGGAGTTATAACAGCCATGGATTCCTCATCGGTCACAGTTGATAATGTATCTGGATTCTTTAAGAAAGGAGAAACAGTTGGTGCTAATGATGTAACTAACTTAACTATCAGTTCATTCGGTTAATAAACTATGTCTGCTACAAGACCTGCAAGTAAAACAGAATTAAAAGACTATGCTCTTCGTAGATTAGGATATCCTACGATAGATATTAACGTTGCGACTGAACAACTAGATGATTTGATAGAAGAGGCAATAGATTACTACCAAGAATATCATTACAATGGTAGTATTCAAACCTTTATGAGAATTGAAGTTACTGAAGCTATCAAAACACAGGCAAAAGGATTTACTCAAGAAGGATCAACTCCTTGGTATGGACAAGATAATTACGTATCTACACCACCAGGTACTTTAGGTGTTAACCATGTATATACAAACATAGGTGCATCAAGTATAGTACCAGGTAATATTTTCAATATTAAATATCAAATATTTTTAAATGATATCTACTCCATGACTCATGGACAGATATTACACTATTTCCTAACATCTCAATACTTAGAAACTCTTGACTTTGTAACTAACTCTCAAGCAAATAGAAGAGTTAAATGGAATGAACATTCTAATAGACTTTACTTAGACTTTGACTGGGACGACCTCACAGTAGGAGACTATATAATGGTAGACATGACAATGCGTCAAGATCCAGATACCTATACAGACATGTATAATGATAACTGGTTGAAGGATTATGTTGAGGCACTATTCCAACAGCAATGGGGTAGAAACTTAAGCAAGTATGATGGTATTCAAATGTTAGGTGGGGTGACTCTTAATGGTCGTCAAATCCTTGAAGATGCTAGTACATTCAAGGCAGATCTTGAAAAAGATCTTCGTGATCGTTATGAAACACCACCATTGGATATTGTAGGCTAATATGGCAATACAGAATTCACCAGCTCAAGATTACGTTCAGTCTAACTATGCTAGTGCAGGAAGATTGAAAGCAAATGCTTCTGCACAGGAGCAAAAATTTATTGAAAACTTAGTTGTAGAAAGTATCGAGATTTATGGGCAAGACATTTACTATGTTCCGAGAACGATTGTCAGTCAAGATTCAATCTTTGAGGAAGATTCGGATGGAAAATTTGAGTCAGCGAAACCTATCAGAGCTTACGTCAATAATGTTGAAGGATGGGAAGGACAAGGTGAGTTACTTACAAAATTTGGAATCCGTATTGAAGACAAGACAACTTTTATATTCTCCCGTGAAAAATTTAAAGAAAACGTGGACGATTCTACAGTCCTTAACGTCGAAGGGAGACCAAACGAAGGGGATTTAATTTGGTTTCCTATAACTAAACATCTGTTTGAAATAAAATTTGTAGAAGTAGAAAGACCTTTCTATCAGTTAGGTAGAAACTATGTTTGGGAGTGTCAATGTGAACTATTCGAGTACAGCGACGAAGAGATCAATACAGGTATTACAGAACTCGATGCTATCGAGACTGCTTTTGCAAATGCTATTACAGTTGGTCTTGTTGCAGGTGGTACTGGAGACTTTACCGTTGGTGAAACTGTCACTGGGGGTACATCTAACGTAACTGCTGAGGTTAAATCTTGGGATAATTCTACAAGAACACTTATTGTTATTAATCGTTCTGGAACATTTACAGTACCAGAAACTTTGACAGGTGGTACTTCGGGTGCATCCTTTACAACTGCTACATATAATACGATCGACAATGCTAATACTGAGTACGATCAAAACAATGACTTTGAAACTCTTGACAATCAGATCATTGACTTTACTGAAGCAAACCCATTTGGTTCAGTCGGATCTATTACTGATAACACAATCTAATGCTAGGAACTTATTCATACAACGAAATATTTCGTAAGACAATTGTATCTTTCGGAACTCTGTTTAATAACATAGAAATCCGTAGATCGGATGAGGTTATGAAAGTACCTCTTGCATATGGTCCTAAACAAAAATTCTTAGCACGTTTAGATCAGAATCCAGATCCTACAAATAAAAGAGTACAGATAACTCTTCCAAGACTTTCATTTGAGATTAATGATATATCATATGATGCAACAAGAAAAGTTTCACCTACACAAAAAATTAAATTTAAGAAAGACTCAGACGAAAATAAAAATGTATACATGCCTGTGCCATATAACATAGGTTTTGAGTTAGCAGTCATAGCAAAGAACCAAGATGATGGACTGCAAATTATAGAACAGATATTACCTATATTCCAACCTCATTATAATCTATCTGTAAAATTATTAACAACTGTTGGAGAAACTAAAGACGTACCTATAGTCTTAAACAATATAGACTATGAAGATGATTATGAGGGAGATTTTGCAACTCGTAGAGCAATTATATACACTCTATCATTTACTGCTAAAACATACCTTTACGGTCCTGTCACAGATGCAAAAGTTGTCAGGAAGACTCAAGTCGATTACTACGCAAATACAGACACTGCTACAGCACCAAGAGCAAAGAGATATACTGTACAACCAGAATCTACTATTGATAGAGATGGTACAGTAGCAACAACTCTTTCTGGAACTATTAGTAAAACTGCTACTGGATTTGCAGTTGCCAATGCTTCTGGTATCAATCAATGGGACAACATATACATTGGTAATGAACTCATGAGAGTCTCTAACAAGGTTGGTAATAATCTAAGTGTTATTAGAGGATATGAGAAGACAACTCCTACTGTACATAGTGTAGGATCAAATGTATTCATAGTTAATGCTGATGATCATGCTTTAGTAGAATCTGATGACGACTTTGGATTTGGTGAATTGTTCTCTGAGTATACTGACATGAAGAAATATAATCCTGTAAGTGGACAGGATGAGAACATCTAATGGAATTTTCTGGACTAGATAAAGCATTTGGAGAAGAACCGAAAGGTGATTTGAAGAAGCATGTCGATAAAGTTAAACCTCTTCTTAAGAAAAGTCAAGAGGATGATGTAAGACATGACTACGAGACTGCACGTGCACAGATGCATAATCTAGTTTCTAAAGGACAAGAGGCAGTAGATGGGATCCTAGAGGTCGCACAGAGCAGTGATCATCCAAGAGCATATGAAGTTGCTGCATTAATGATTAAAAACGTTGCAGATACTACAGAGAAACTTATAGATTTACAACGAAAGATGAAAGAATTGGATGCAGAAGATAAGAAGGTGACTAACAATACTACTAATGCACTCTTCGTAGGAAGCACTACTGATTTACAGAAGATGTTAAAAAACATAAATAAAGATACGGAAGACAAGACAACAGACAAGAAATGACAGTTCTAAACGTATTAAGTACTAACGCCATTGCAGCAGGTGCGACAGAATATCAAGTTGTAAAGACTGGATTCTATCGTGTTGTAGCAACCGCAGGAGATGCTACTGTAGCATTTAATGACGGTCCTGCAATTACAATAATTCAAGACGAAGCAATACTACTTAAAGGTGGTAAGCCTGGTCATGCAAAAATTGTAAAAGGTGTTGATGATTCCACAGCAGATTATACATTAGGTAGACACCTACAAGAAACATCATCAAGTCATCCATTTTCAGTGGGCGATTTTATTGCTGTAGAAGATGATGGTACTTCACCTGCTATTGATAGCAACTTTCTTTCTGCAGGAACTGCAGGTAAAAAGATAACTGCAGTTGTAGGTAACTTCGTTAGCACCGATATAGATTCTTCCAGTGCATCTGCAGATTACACATATGCTTCTGGTTCTCAGGCAGTTATGAAACGTGCTACTAAAGTAGCAGTCACAGGCAATGCCATAGCATTAGAAGAGATACAAGTAGTTGGTGGATAATGCCAGCTGTTAATCAAAAGGCAGAAAAAATTGTAATGGCGATGAAACGCAAAAAGAAAAGTTTCAATCGCTTATATGGTGATGACGCTAAAAGTGTCATGTATGCAACTGCCAATAAGTTAGCACAAAAGGAAAACTTAAAGGTTATGTATTATCAGGATTTCGTAAAATTAGTAGAGGGCAACCCTACTACACGTATGTTAAGTAAGTCTAAGACAAAACAGACTGGTAACATAAGTGCTGACAGAGGATCAGATGAAAAAGAAAATCGAGCTAAACGTAAAGGTCTCGAAAAAGATTTAAAGAAAAAGGGTATTGGTTACAAGAAGGGTGTAGGAGAGTATAAATACAAATCTGACGATGGCAAAGAAGGTACAGGTCGTGAGGTCACGTACCAAACAAGTCCTAAAAAAGGAATGTCAAAACGTAGATTTGGAAAAGTAATGCGTCGTCTTGGTCGTAAACATGGTCAAGAATCAGTAATTACAAAAGACAAAGACAAACCTGCAAGACTACACGATACACAAAGTAAGAAACCAAGCAAATCAGTAAATCTAGGGAAATCCAATCCAGGTAAAAATCCAAAAGGTGAAGGTGAGACATCAGGAACAAAAATCAGAAGTGGAAAACTCCCAAAAACAAACAAAAAAGCGTATCACTACAATTAAGAACGCTATAGATGCTCTACAAAAAGAGCATGATGAGAGTTGCTGTAAGCAACCCAGTAATATCAGCAAAAAGCAATAATTGATACCAAACTACATACTCAAGTGCTATACTATTATAGCTAGTATAGTAGAATTGTGCTGTTAAAATGTCACATTACACAGTAGGTTACCATGATAACCTTAACGCTCACTATGAAATTTGTGAGTATGCAGACGATGCGTATAACGCTATAAAACAAGCAAGGGAAGATCTACCAGATTTTAATAATCCCCATGCTGCAGAGTATTGTATATTAGAGGACTAATATGAACGGAAGACTAGACAAGGTTGCAATGACCAATAGACTAATGCAACTCAAAAGAGAACTACACTACAAGTGTGAGATCGGAGAGAAAGGTAAGTGGGAATGTATAGGAGCGAATGAATACCTTAATAAATGCTTTGATGTACTTGACGAATATTGGCAATGACACATCGTTTCAAAGAAATACTACCAGTTTATAGAAGAAAAAATGTACCAATTCTTACAAGAATCAGTAGATTTCTTTTGAAATCAGAACGGAAAATAAAAAGGTATTTGTTAGGTTAATAGATAGTACAAACTTATCAAACATATTAGTAAATGTTATCTACACAATACCGCCTTCGGTTAGAAGGAATCTGCAAATCAATTGCAGCAGGAACAGAAGTAGGAATAGATGATATGATATGGGCAGAGAAATTATCAAAGGCAAACACATCAGCGAGAGGTATGTTAAGTCAAGCAAGAAGATTATCAATAGATGAAGACGGATCTTGTCTTAAGTATTTGGATATAGGTGATCCACGTAAATCTAAAAGAGGATTTCAAGGTGCAGAAGATATAGCAGATTTCTTTAAAAATAGTAGATCTGATGATTGGAGGCAACGTGATTAACACACAGGGTATGTCGTATGGTAAAGGTGGTAGCGGTAGATCTATAGAAGAACAACGTGCTGCTATCTCACCCATGCAGGTGAATAAAATGAATCTTTTATCAGATGCATTGAAGGTTGAATTAAAACAACTTATTAATGAAGTATTAGATGAGAGAGAATATAAAAAGAAACTTGACGGTCCTTATGACATGCC